TCATTTGAAAACTCCTTAGTTAGTAAAAGAAGACCAAATCATAAACGACAACTTCTCTGTTGTCAACACAAATTTTGTTGTAAGAGAGCTACACAAGAGTAATTAACTTGTGGAAAAGCGTAAGTCCCGCCTGCTCATCTTACTTTTCTATTGGACTTAGGAGAATGGACTTATGAATAATAACTATTATGTGTATCTTCACCGCAATCTTGACGGTGTTGTAGTGTATGTTGGCAAGGGCACAAAATCTAGAGTGACTTCCAATAGCAGTCGTTCCGTGGCTTGGAAAGAGGCTACGAAGTCTGGCTTTACTTACGAAATATTTAAAGACGGCATGACCAATAGAGAGGCAATGCTCTTAGAAGAAGAGTTGATCGCTGCTCATAGGGAAACAGTTGTCAATAGCACATCTTCAAAAATAACGAAAGAATTAGATTTTAAAACTTTGAATGAAGTTTTCTACTATGATGAAACCAGCCCCTCTGGTCTTAGGTGGAAAGTAGACAGATTTAAGAATAAAGGTGCGAAGTTATTTTCTGCAGGAGATGTAGCTGGAAACAAAAGATTTCTACCAAATGGAACCCCTCGTTGCTGGAGGTTAAAGTTCCAAGGACTCCCTCACTTAGTACACAGGATAATTTGGGTATTGAAGTATAACTGCATTGACTCTGACTTAGTAGTTGATCACAAAGATGGTAATGCCTTCAATAATAATACTTCAAACCTAAAGATTAAGACCCACGGGGATAACGCTAGAAACCGGAAACATAGTAAAACACAAACCGGGGTTACTGGTGTTACTAGAAGGATTGCTCCGGGCAATATCATAACTTTCCGTGCAAGCTGGTCTGACGAAAATGGTAAAGAACAATGCCATAACTTTTCTACAAGGAAGTATGGTTACGATGAAGCTTTTAGGCTGGCTTGTGAAGTCCGAGAAGTAAAAATTAAAGAATTAATAGCACTAGGCTTCGATTATACAGACCGTCACCTAGTAGCTGGATAATAAGAAAGAAAATTATGAGCTTGGAACTCTCGTCTTTAAAATTCTCCGTAAATACGGAAGAGTTGGATCGTGCTGGAAAATCGATTGCTGAGTTGGTTGTTAATGTTGGTAAGCTAGATAAGGCTGCTAAGGACCAAGCACGAACAGAAGCTACACTTGCTAAAGCTGCTAAAGATTCAGCAAAGGCAAACCTTGATAATGCCAAGGCCCAGCAAGTAAACGCAAAAGCCGTAGAAAGCACTGAAAAAGCTCAGAAGAAGGCTGCTGCAGCGGTTGAGAAGAGTAATAGTATTCTTCAACGTCAGAGTGATATTTACGACTTCATGACGCAAGGATTCTCTAAGGGACAATCGGGTATTCTTGCTTCAGCTAAAGCAGCAGGTCAATTGTCGGGGGAACTTAAGAAGGTTCTCGACGATATGAAAGCGTTTGAGACAAACCCATTTGACAAGTCTGAACTGGGTTTAAAGCGCTTACAGAAGACTATGAAAGAGGTGGTGGCTGCTCAAGGTTTCTTCAATGAGGGCGGTAACCTTACTACTAAACAAGCTCGTGAATTGAGTAATGACCTAGATCGGATCAGTGTCTCTTTGACAAAGCAAGGTAAATCATACCAAGATGTTACTAAAGCACAGGCTTTGCATAAACAAGAATTTATTAACGAAGCCGCCGCTGTTAATCGTGCTCAAAATGCACTTGATATTATTACCAAGCAACGCAAGGAAGTTGCCACAGCTACTAACTACTTAACCCAAGCAGATCAAAAACTCGCAGCTGCCTTGAACACCTCCAATGCCTCTTTGGATAAGGCAGGTACCGATTCGCTTGTAAGGTACGAATCTGCCTTAAGAAAGTCTGGTTTAGCTCAAGACGTTGTTACTCAGAAACTCTCTACATACAAAGTACAGCTTGCTCAAGTGCAAGCACAGGAAATGAAACGCAGGGAGCAACACCTTGCAAGGGCCGCAGCTCCGCAGCTGACCGATATTGGTGTGTCATTGTACTCTGGTCAAGCCCCTATGACTGTTCTTTTGCAACAATCAGGTCAGCTCGTTGATTTACTAAATCTCTCCGGCGTTGAGGCCTCAAAGTTCGGTGACATTCTCCGTACCTCCTTCTACTCTATGGTTCCCGCAATTAAGCAAGTTACGCTTGGTATTGCTGGCCTTGTTGGTGGATTGTTCATGGATGCAGGTAGTGCTGTTTCTCGTTTTGTAGGAAACATCACTGGTATCTCTGCAGCAATGGATATTGCTAAACGAGCGATTGTATCTGGTGGTGAAGAGAATTTCAAATACGTTGCATCTTTGGAGAAGATCAGTAAAGCTGCTGCTGCAACTGCTGCTGGTGGTATTGCTGCCCTTATTCTTGTTGTAGCACTTCTTGCTCTTGAATACAAAAAGATTATTCAAGCTGAGTCTGATTTGTCTAAAGCCCTTGCTACCTCCGGTGGCGCTCTTGGTATTACTCGTGATCAAGCTGTAGCAGCAGCAGAAGGAATGAGTTCTCTCGGTATTGGTACTCTGAAAGCAATGAGTGCCTTTACCGAAATTGCTAAAGCTGGCAATATTGGAAAATCTTCTCTTGAACTTGTCACCAAGGCCGCTGTTGAACTTGAGAAAACGGCTGGTGTAAGCATTGAAGAGACTGCAAAACAGTACGCTAAACTTCAAGAAGAGCCTTCAAAAGCGCTGATTGAAATTGCTCAGAAAACAGGGCTTGTAGACAGAGAAACCCTTGCTTATGTATCTTCTCTTGAACAACAAGGTAATCTGACTGAGGCAGCAAGGGTAGCTACGCTTGCTTTGGCTTCTGCACATTCACAAGCAGCATCTGAAATTAAGGACAACTGGTCTCCTGTTGAAGTTCTTTTCAATGACATCAAAACAGCCATTAGCGGCGTTAAGCAAGAAATCTATGATCTTACTACCTCCAATGCTGTGGTAGGGGCAATGCGAACAGTGTGGGAAACTATATCTGTGGTTATCTCTGAAGTATGGTTCACCATTAAAGGTGTTGGCAAAGAGATTGGTGGTATAGGCGCCCAAATTGCAGCAGTGATGCGTGGGGACTTTTCTGGTGCAGCATCAATTGGTGAGCAAATGAAAGCTGATGCTGAATCAGCAGCTTCTGCCCAGAAGAAGTTTGTCGCATCAATCTTAGACCGCAGTGCAGTTGAGCAAAAATCCTTCAATCAGAACAAAGAGCAAAACTCTCAATATGCTAAATGGCGTAAAGAGAATGAACAAGCGCTTACAAGTGCAATCAGCAAAGAAGAAAAATATAAAGCTAAACAACTAGAAGTACAAAAGGCTGTACTAGCTGGTACAGTAAGTCAAACTGAAGCTGATAAGGCTCTTGCTGGTTGGAAGAAGATCATCTATGGGGATGCAAAGCCTAAGAAAGACCCATCAGAAAACTACTACGCAACCCTAATGCGTGAAGCAACGAATAATACAATCGCTGCTGATACTGCAACTCAAGGTCTTACTAAATCTGAACTTAAACTTTTAGAAATAAAATCTGATCCTCGTTTTAGTAAACTTAACGCCATCCAGAAATCTGATGTTACTGCTAAATATGAAAGTGCTATCGCTTCTGAGAGGCAAGTAAAAGCAGAGAAAGATTTGGCTGATGCTGAAGAATTCCGCTTGAAACTCCTTGGTAAGTCCGATGGCTTTGGTAAGCAATACTACGCAGATATGCTAAAGCTTTCTGAGTACGCTAAGGTTGCAGGTTGGTCTACTGAGGAAGTTGAAGCACTGACAGAAGCTCTCTACAAAAGTACACCCGCATGGAAAGCACACGAAAAAGCTCTAGAAGCTGTAAACACAGCCGCTACTAAATTCCGTGAAGATAGCATTGCAACTCAAGCTGCTGTTACTAAAGAAAATGAATCTTTGGATTATAGAATCTCTTTACTTGGGCAGACAACGGAAGAACAACGTATCTTAGCAATTGAGTACACCCGTTCTAATAAACTCCGCGAAGTGGATGTTAAGCTAGCAAAAGAACTTCGAGAAATTGAAGAGAAGATTGCTAAAGCTAAAAAGGCTGGTCTTCCAAGTAATGAATATCAATCCCTGATTGACGCTCAGATTCAAGCAGAAAAAGACGCTGCTGATCAGCGTAAAGTAATAAATCGTGAAGTGGCTGTTCAATACGCAGAAGACCTTGACAAAGAGTTTCGTGCAATCAAAGATGGTATCACTGAATCTATCGTAACTGCTCTCTTTGATGGCGGCAAAGAAGGTTCTAAGAAACTCCGTGAAATATTGGTTAGTACTCTCCGTAAGAAAGTCACTATAGTAGTTGATGCTGTGGTTAATACTTTAGTCGGAAGTGTTGTTGGTTCTTTGTTTGGAAGTAGTTCAAGTGCTAGCGGGAGTACAGCCAGCTCACTGTCTACTATGGGTAATTTCTCTTCTTTATTAAATCTTCCATCAACAATTTCAAAACTTACAAGTTCTGTTTCTTCTCTATGGGCGGGATTGAGCGCCAGTGGAGCCACAGCATCAGGTGCAGCAAGTGCTGGCCTTGCATACAGTAGCTCTGTAGCAGCGGGCAGTGGTAGTAGCTTTTTAACAGGCTCTAGCTTGGCTTCAATGTCGGGACTAGGCTTGGCGGGGATTGCAGCTATTGGAGCTGTACTCGCTAAGAGTTTGTTTGGTAGCAAGAAAGTGTCAACTAGTAGTCTAGGTGGTACACAATCAAGTTATGACGCATCTGGAAATCGCACCAGCTACAACCCCTACTATGATTCTCGCTCTGGAACTACTGCTTATGCTAATGATATGGTTCAGTCCTTGCAGGATACTTACACCTCTACAGCAAAGGCTCTTGGAATTGCAACTGCAGCTACTACATTTGCATATGCAGCAAATACTGGAAAAAATGGAACTAACCCTAATTTCTTCTTAGCCGGAAGTGCGGGTGGTTCTAGTTTTTATCAAGGCGAAACTACAATCTCTGATAGTGCTGTACAACTAGCTGCTAGTCGTGCAGTGATGGCTGCTCTGAAGGGATCAACACTACCTAAGTACCTATCCGGTGTATTTGATGATATCACTGCAAGTACTGCTACACAAGATGATATTGATACTGCATTAGCGTATGCCCAGAGCCTAGCTACACTGCATACAGCTTTAGTATCTTTACCTTTTGACAAGCTGACTAATGCTAGTTATGACAGCATGGAGGCGATTCTGGAGTTAGCTGGTGGGGTAACTACATTTAGTAACCTTCTGTCAACTTACTATCAGAATTACTATTCCGAGACTGAACAGGCTGCAACAATGACAGCTAGTCTCTCTAAGGTGTTTGCTGACTTAGGTATGTCAATGCCTAGTTCTAAAGCAGCTTTTAGAGACTTGGTTGATAGCTTAGATTTGACAACTACAACAGGTCAAACTACTTATACTACTTTGTTGAGTGCTTCAAGTGCATTTGCTAGCCTATCCGATGCAGTAACTACTATGACGCAATCTGTAGTGGATGAAGCTAAACGTATACGTGCATTGATTGCTGGTGATAGTACAAATAGTTTTGCTACAGCTCAGACAGCTTTTGCAGTTAGTACTGCTCAGGCACGAGCTGGTGATGAAACTGCATTAGCTGGATTGGCGGAGTTAAGTCAAAACTTACTAACACTAGCAGAATCTAATGCTGCAACATCTGTTGATTTAGCACGAATTCGTGCAATGACAGCAAGCAGTTTAGAGACTACGGCAGCTACAGTAGCAAGTAGTTATGGCATCAAACTGCCAAGTTATGACGTAGGTACTAACTATGTACCTAAAGATATGATTGCGCAGATTCATGAAGGAGAGGCAATTGTGCCTAGAGCATACAACCCAGACGCAAGCGGAGGTTCGGGTGCTAGTAGCGCTAATAACACTGAGTTACTAATTACTATGAAAGCTATACTTACTAAACTCGACAAGCTAGAACAGGTTGACGATGGTGTAAAAGCTATTGCTGTATCTGCAGCTAAGTCTACGAAAATACTCTCACGTGTTACTCGTGATGGTGAAGCAATGGTGACGGTGGCAGCATGAAGGTAGTAAAACCTACTACCATGACACCAGCTATGCTAATCAGCAGTGATGCTGTAGAGGCATATGCCACTTGGAATGCTGCTACAAACTACTCAGTTGGTGCAAGGGTAGTCCGCACCACGACTAACCGGATTTACGAACGTCTAGTAGCTGGTACTTCCGCTACATTACCGGAGCTAGATTTAGTAAATTGGTTGGACTATGCACCCACTAACAAGTGGGCAATGTTTGACGAACAGACAGCAACAATGACAACAGCAACCAATAGCTTAACTGTTGTAGTTGCTACTGGAGTCATTGACAGTGTATCCTTAATCGGTACTACTGCTGATGAGGTGCAATTAACCCTACGTGATGGATTGGGTGGTGCAGTCATTTGGACAGGAAGTATGGGCCTCAGTGGTGAGACTGTAACTGACTGGTATCAATACTTCTTTTTTGACCCACTGACTTCACGTACTCAAGCTATATTCCAAAACTTACCACCTTATGTATCAAGTCATTTGACTATGGTACTAACTGGAATTGGTTCTATTAGTTTAGGTAATTTAGTATTTGGAGCATCAAAGGATATCGGCGGTCTTGAGTACGGATGTACTGCTAGTATAACTGACTATAGCGTTAAAGAAACAGATGCATTTGGTATAACCAAGTTTGTAAAGCGAGGCTATGCTAAACGTATGACGGGTAATTTAATAATTGATAATATGCAGTTGAATCGTATTCACCGTACATTATCTGATTTACGTGCTACACCTTGTGTCTGGATTGGAAGTGACCAGCCGGAGTTTAATGAACCATTAGTAGTCTTTGGGTTCTATAAAGACTTTACTATCACTATCCCATATAACACAACCAGCTATTGCAGCCTGGAAATTGAAGGATTAATTTAATATGACTATTACAGCGCTTCCTACACCGCCCCTACGCAGTGACCCAAGTAATTTCGCCGACCGGGCTGATACATTCTTGGCAGCTTTACCCTTGTTTGCAACCGAAGCTAATGCTTTGGCTGCAGCAATGAACCTTAATAGTACCACGGACTCAAGTACTACAAGTGTTTTGATTGGTACCGGAGCTAAGGCATTTACGGTATCTCCAGGAAAGAGTTTCCAGCCTGGGATGTATATTGTGATTGCAGACGCTGCAGCGCCGGGTACAAACAGCATGTGGGGACAAGTAACAAGCTATTCCGGTACATCACTTAATGTCAATGTGATTGCTGTTCTAGGGTCTGGTACAAAAGCATCGTGGGTTATTTCTCAATCAGCACCCGGTGGTGCTAATCGTGGAGCTAATTCAGATATTACCAGCCTATCTGCAATCAGTAGTATTAATAGTGGACAGCTCGCAGGGTTACGGAATAGAGTAATTAATGGGAGTTTTTCAGTTTGGCAGAGGGGTGTGGCCTTTACAGCATCATCCACAGGTGCGTACATGGCTGATAGATGGATTTGCGCAGCATCAGGTGCTAACTTAAGTGTAACAAGGGGTGCAGGGTATAGTAATATCTATGGACTTGCTCTAACTGGAGCTACTGGAAGTACTTATGCATTTCTAAAGCACAGGATAGAAAGTGTAAATTCTTACTCTCTTGCAAATCAAAAGATTACAGTATCGGGTAAGATTTATAATAATAATGTAACTCTTCCAGGGCAAATATCCTTAGCTTATGCTACTGTTGCGGATAACTTTACAGCAACAACTGCTATTGAGAGTAAAACTATTTCAATTACTGGCTCAACTTGGACAAACTTTTCTTTTACAACTTCCTCTGTACTCCCTGCGGGTACAACAGCAGGTCTTGAGGTTAGTATAAACTTTACGAGTGGTATTCCAAGTGGTACTGGGGTTGTAGTCTCTGATATCCAAGTTGAAATCGGAGAAGTTGCAACAGCATTTGAACAACGCCCTTATGGATTGGAGTTTATGCTGTGCCAGCGGTATTATGTACAGCAGGCATACACAAACTATAGATATTTTCAATCTGCTGCATTATTGGCGTTTCCGATGATGTCCCTTCATACTCAACTCAGGGCTACTCCTACAGTTGCATTTATAGGCACTGTAACATACTCTGGTATGGCTGCTTCTGGTGCTAGCCTCGCTGGGAGTAATACAGATTTTATATACTGCGCAGTTACAGCATCTGGTGCTGGAGAAGGTGGAATATCGGCGGTTGTGTCTTTATCAGCAGAACTTTAAGAGGTTACTATGTATAAACTAACTAACTCAACTTCAGTCATCCGATTGGAGGATTCTGCTAGCATCCCTAATGACCCAGAAAATATTGACTATGCGCAGTATTTAAAATGGCTATCAGAAGGTAATATACCGGAGCCTGTAGATACTGCACCTAGTTTTGTGGAGCCAATAAAAGATCAAATAACCCGACTTGAACGAGAGCAACTACTACCAAGAGCAACACGAGAGTTTATGCTTGGGTATCTAGAAGGTGCGTTTACACCTGAACAACTTTCTGCAAGTCCTGGGTATGTAAAGTTGAAAGCATTTGATATGATGATTGTAGTACTCAGGACTCAGCTATGATTGATTTACTTATAATTCTCTTGAAGCCAGCCTTACTTTGCACAGAAGCAAAGAAGTATCAGTACTTTCCATTTGCTTTAGTTGCTTGGGTTGTGGATATGATTATTGCTCACACATCATGGGCATTGATTGCTGGAAGACCTCAGAAATCAGAGTGGACTATTAGCCAAACATTAGAAAGGCTTTGCAACCCTAGTAATTCGAATCATCCTGATTTTAAACTATTTGTAGCAATTGGTGAAAAAATCAATAAGGTTTCACCAACTAAGAATCACATCAAAATCTTGTCTTGAATGGCATTGTCAGCAAAGAACATAAGAATAATCATGGAATATAAACGAAAAGATGATAGTACAGTGCAAGTGATTGCTGAACGCATTGATAACCTCCACAGTCACATCAGTGACCTGAGAGACTCAATGAAAGAAAGCATGAAGGAAATGGCTACTGCAGTTAACAAATTAGTAAAAATTGAAGAAGGGCAGGTACACATGATGCAAGCTCATATCCGATTGACTGAACTGCAAGATAAGCAAGTACAAAGATGTGATGAACTAGAGAAACGCCTTGATGCTCTGGAAGCAGATGTACCAATGAATCGACAGATTCGCAATTGGGTTATCAGTGCTGTAACAGGTATTGTAGCCTTGGTTGGTATGGGCGTTGCAAAGTTCTTTGGGGTGATGTAATGCAAGCGAGGATTAAGAAATCAGTATATGTCTAAATTAAAATACTTCCCTCACCTTGCGGGTTCCTTAGTCCTAGCAGGTGCTGGAGCTATAGGTATCATTCACAAGTGGGAGCCTGCTAAGGGTTCCCCTGATGCTTACCTTTACGTCTACGAAGATAAACTTGCAAGTAATATCTGGACCGTTTGTCATGGCTTGACTAATGCTGTAAGCAAGAAGAGAATCGTCAAAGGTGATAAGTGGACTGTGCAAGAGTGCAATGAAAACGAAGCTATTGCTTTGGAAAATATTCAGAACAAACTTGCAGGTTGCTTCACGAGGCTACCCCCACAGAGTGTATTTGATGCTGCAACATCTCACGCATGGAACTTTGGTGTAGGTAAGACTTGTGCAAGCACTTCTATGAAGCAATGGAACTTAGGTAACTACAGGATAGGTTGTCAACTCTTAGCATACCAATATAACGGAACTACACCTAACTGGAGTTTTTCTGATGGTAAGTTTGTCAAGGGGTTGCACAACCGCAGAGTTGATGAAATGCAAACTTGTTTAAAGGATGTGAAGCTATGAATAAGATACTATCGTTCTTCACTGACTGGAAAGTCAAGCTAGCTATCGTTCTTTTTGCTTTAGCTGCTGCATTTACTTATCATAAAGTCCTAGTGCATGAAGCAGTGACAGAAGCTGTAGCTGAAATTCACACCCAGCAAACTAAAGAAAACTTCAGGCTCAAAGAACAGTCTCTTAATGCTAAGATTGCTCTGCAAGAATCATTTGATAAAATTCAGAAAGAAAAAGATGCTAAACTACAAGTTCTTAATTCTAGGATTGCTTCTCTCAATCTCAGCTTGCAGCAACGTCCCTCTCGTGAAGAGTCAAGCGGAGTTTCCAACGATTCCGAAGTTGGAGAAAGCCCCAGATTCGTGGCTGCAGACAGACTATATCGGGATGATGCAGCAGTGGCTATCTGGTTCGCTACCAGAACTGAAGGATTGAAGATTGAACTTCAAACCTGCTACAGAAGCTACGACGAAGCAAGGGAAACACTAGAGAAGTTCAAGAGAGATAACCAAAGGTAATCCGAGGATGCCTCTAGAAAGCCTTAAAACACCTCTAGAATCGTTTATAAATAAAAAGAAGTACATCGGTATCAAAAACAGAGAAAGACGATTATGGAAGTGCTAGAGCTGTTGAAGGACTCCCCAAAGAAAAGCAATTGCCTACTTTGGGCTATTCCTAGATGGATAGTCAAAGGTAGACAAGATCAATCTCCTTACTTTATTATCCCCTTGGGTAAATGGAGATTGCTGCTTAGATGGTCACGTATCCCTTGGGGATTTCTTCATTGCTTACTTGGAGAGATGGACCCGGTAACAGGACAGATTCAAGTAGTGAGTTACAAGCCTCCACTGGGGCATCACAAGACTGGAATTGCTCTTACATTTGAAGGTCATGTAGTTGAAGGTGATTCAATTATAAGATGGGTGGAAATGTCTGAAGAAGTATCAGGTCAAAGTCACTAGTAAAATTACAAATGAATAAACCCCCAGATAGCGTAATGCCTTCTAGGGGTTTTCTTTTGTCTAAATTTTTTCATCGCTCCAAAGACTTAGCCCACAAGTCTAAATCTACTATCCAAGGTCTTACTTTGTCGCCTGAAAAACTTCGACTGATTGAAATAATCCTCCACTCACCATGAAGATATGGAATATGAGTATATTCATCCTTGTCAAACAAACCCTGACAATCAGCACTTTCGTTGTCGGTCATAGCAATAGATGCTTGCATTCTAGCTGAGATAATCATTTAAAACACCACCATTCATACTCATATAATACTTGCAATACTTTTTGGCACAGCACTTCTAGCAAACCAAATGTAATCACTAAGCACGCTGCTAGTGGAAAAGTAACCCAAAACAAAATCTTTTTCATTTGTTATCCTTCAACATCCTAGAGACAATACCCTCTAAATCATCCCAGTCTCTATTACCAAAAGTCCACCAGTTTACCAACTCTGTCCAATCTACTTCCTTTGGCGATGCTGTAAGTTCTTCTGGAAAAGCAAAGACTTCTTCTACTTGTACACTTCGGCATTGTCCTGCAATACAATCTTGCTTACCACAGAATGGACAACCCCCCATTAGAAAAGTTTGCATTTAGATTCCTTTCGTTTCATGCAAATGTACTCTTTAAGACTGCAGATTGTTCCAAGCACCTACGAATCAAAATAGCTGCGTCAGAACCAGCGAGACACCCTCCTTTGACTTCTTCAACAAATAAGTCAGTATTGACTCGATAACGAGCACTTCTCCATGTAAATCTTACGGAGTCTTTCTCACTGATCAAGTCTATATCCTTAATCTGGTTAGGGTAAGGAAGTGCATTGATTAACACTTCAATGATCTTAGATTGCATTTAATTTCCTTTCTATTCCGCTTCATTCATTATAACCGATGCTATAAGCATCATCAAATACGCTACGGTTTCTGTCACGATGTCACTAAGATTTGTCGTGATTGCTTTGATTATCATGATTCTTCATCCTTGTTGACAGCACAGATTGCAACAGCCATTATACCAGCAATACAAATAAATACTACAGCGACTATAAAGATTGCCCAGAGTGGTAGTCCTTCAAACATTGTTAGTCTCCTTTCGTTTAGGTGGTAAATTATTCTCTGCAACATTCTTCGCAATAAGTTTTTCTGTCATTGTAACAGCATGTGCTATTGCTTCTTCTTTATCCCAGGCTTCATAACAATGATCATGATTTACAACATTAATCCACTGAGAGTCCCATAGGTGAACTTCTGTAGATGTAGCACCTACTTTCAGATATTGCTCTAGTGATGTACAACGCTCTACTAGTCTAAGTACTTCACCCATGCTTTTCTTATCCCCGTGTACATTGAAGCCATTCCATGAAAGTGTGCTCTCTGGTTCTTTCTCTTGCAATTGCCCAAAGTCGCTGATGTATTGCAGGTTAAGTTCTTGGAGTTTAGATTGTAGTTCATCTCGTTCTAGCTCAAACTTAGAAGCAAGACATCTCCATGATTCACGCTGGTCGAGAAGAGATTGCTTTTCGGTTAACAGGGAGTCACGTTGACTAAGCATGTCTTGATAAAGCATATCTGATTCCTGCTCAAGATTTGCAAAGTGAATCTTTAATTCTTTGTTCTCTTGTTCTATACATACAAGTCTTCCACGGAGTTGGTTGTTTTCACGGTAGTAATCCTCAGCAGCTTTTGCATTTGCAGCACACGATTCTTGTGCAGTCTTAAGTGCTTCTATAAGGTCATCAATTTCTGATTGCATGTACTCTTCTATTTCACCAGCTACACCATAAGGTTTGCAATCAACATCTTCTTGGTAGCGTTCACGCCATGTTTTAATATTCATACTATTGACCTTTCATTGCTGCTGTAAGCACTTCCCTTACTGTCCGGTATCCCTCTACTTGATGAGCATAGTAGCGATAATCTCCGTAGCCTGTGTGGCAAAAACCATGACCCTCTGTAGAAGACTCAAGCCAATTCAGCATTTCTGTATCAGCCTTGTGTTTCTCAAGAGCTGCACGGAGGTCATCAAATTTAGCAACAACTTCATGGAAAACTTCAGCAACTGGTAAATCCCTTCGTGTGTTCAACCAATGTTCAAATTCACTCATCATAAACTCCTTTCAAAATGTGCCTAGCATCAGTAGCAAAAGATGAACTCTCCATGTCGTATTCACTGAATAGCTCTTCAAACTTTTCATGCAACCTTACGCTAAGTTCAAACATAACGTCTTCGTAAGTACGAAGGGCTGCTCGGAGTTCGTTTATTTCCTCCTGCATGGAATTCATAATAATACCATCGTCTGTGGTGTACTGTTCACGTTCTTGCCATGTTTCAATTTTACTTGATTTACTCATTTCAAACTCCTTTCGATAGATAAAAGAAAACCCAACAAGAACCTTCCGATCCATGTTGGGTATCTTACTGCATTAAATTTTAGTTGTCAAGCTACTTCAATCAAAATGTCTAGTGTTGCTTTTTAGCAAAAAGGACTCAAACCATCTTTCAAGATCAGCCTTAGACACAGCACCAGTCTTTGCACTGACAACAGCACCTTCTTGGTCTACAAGTAGTAGCGTAGGGATAGACCGTATCTTGTACATCAAGGCTAGTTCACGATCAGAGTCTACGTCAACATCTTCTACAGGAAATGGCACTTGCATTTCAGAGAGGGTCTTGCTGAGGTTCTTACAGGGTGAACAAGTGCTAGAAGAGAATTTTAGTATTTTCATGGTTTTGTCGTTTAGCCACATTTAGAACTCCCGCAATTAGCACACACCTTACAACCTTCTTGATAGACTACATTAGCACTTCCACATGCTGTGCACTTTTCATCTATGACTTTCTCCCCATCCTTGATGAACGAAGCAAGGTACTTCCGAAGGTGAAACACAAATGTACCAGCAATGCAATCAACTTTCTCCAAAGCATTGACAATGTTCCGAATCAGCACACCATGCCGTAGGTTCAAAGAAATAATTCTACAAATCTTCGTAGCATTGCTATCTTGACTGCACTTACGCAAAGTGTCATCAATGTACTTCTCAGGGATGCCCTTAACTCTTGCAAGATCAATCAGACGCTCTACAGTGTCCTCAGCGATTACACTCTTTTCAGAATGGTTAGTCTGTACAAACAAAGCAACAGGTTTAGTCTGTGATTCATTCTGGATAACCGTCAAGTACCACTTACGACCTTCTGCACGTAGAGTCTTCATCATCGCTGGAAGATTATCTGGTAGCTTAATGTCATCAAGAATTACTTCCTCTTCTGCATCAACCGTTTCCTTAACTGCTGAAAGAACAGATGTCATAGTCCCTGCACGATAAGTTGTGAAGCCTTTAATAACTCCAGTGTTGTACACATCCAAGTACAAGTTCTTGAAGTCATCATAAGCGTAGTCCGCTGGGATGTTGCAAGTCTTAGAGCAAGCGGAATCGGTGTACTTAGCAAACCCCTTCAAGTCATTTACATGCTCATCTACGCTCAGTTCTGTAGTTGTCACAACATAGTCTGCGTATTGATCATAGCCTCCATTTTTCTTCAAGTACCTGATGCCATAGTCTTCGCACAGGACTTCTTTTGTAAGCCCACGGCTCTTATCAATCTTGTAAGTGACTCCTGACTTATCTACACCTTTCAGAATCTGCTCATCTCCCTCCATTGCAAACTTGAACATTTCTGTTTCGTGGAATTCCCCAAGATAGAACTTTGGAGTTACATCAATAATATGATCTGGTGTAATCGGAACAATCACTGTACGAATGTACTCAGTCATGAATGCAGGTTCAATACCCCCAGTGACAACATTTGCAAAAATACTTCCATTCCCATTAGGTTGTTGACTCAGCAAGGAACTATTACGAATACCGTAAGTACGCAACTTCAGATTGTACTCAGGAGAGAGGTTCAACTTCTGGATGAACTTAGCTTCTGCATGTTTTTCAGGGATGCAGTACTTAAACATACCCTTCTCTTCAGCCAAATCAATCGAGGCTTCATAAGCAGCTTTTGCATACGTTTGCATTACCTGCTCACGCAATGCTTCTGCTTGTTCAGAACCAAAACGAACCTTCAGCATAAACAATGCAGAACCCCAGCCCATTACACCACAACCAATTCTACGCTTATTTCGCATGGAGTCCACGTAGATAGGTAGAGGTGCATCTGAAATTGAGTTTACATTATCCAAGAAACGTACGAGAATACGAACGTACTTATCAAGTTTATTTAGATCAAAGTTATCTCCTGCACTATTAATAAATTGAGTCAAATTCAATGTTCCAAGGCAGCATACACCACCCGGAGCAAGCACCTGTTCACCGCCCACGCCTGTTACTTTTATGACCTCCTAAGAGGCGGTATCTCATTTCTGGATACTCTCTACCTTCTTTTGTTATAGTAGAGTGCAGACTATCGCATCACCGGATTTCTCCGGGCTAACTCACTTAGTCGTTCACCGTGCTTTCGCTTCGGCCCTGTCGTCCACTGCTGGACTTCCAAGTCAATCAGAGTTAGTTTTCATTGCCATGTTGCCACAGCACGCCCCACGATTTTAGGGATTGGTCGAGTGTATTTTTTCTCCGTAGCTTAATGGATTGTACTCATTTGCACGATCAAGGAACAAGATTCCAGGTTCATTCCGGTTGTAAGTACTTTCCATGATCAAGTTCCACAGCCATGAAACCTTTACTGTGTTATGAACGATTACTGGATAACACTTTGCTTTCCAGTCTTTCAAGTCTCCTTTCCATTCAGACTTATAAGCACTGAAAGAAGTATCTGGAAATTCAAGATTCCAAGTATCTTGCGATTCATCTCCATTTGTAACAGCATTAACCTTTTGCATGAACTCTTCTGTGCAATTCACAGAGAGATTAAATTTACTCAATCGGCCAGAGGATTGCTTTGCCGTGATGAACTCAATAACATCGGGGTGGGATACTGAGATAGTACCCATTTGTGCCCCCTTGCGAATCTTTTCTTTGGACTTCTTGTTGTTGTTCTTCTTGCCTGAACCGGAAGTAACAATCTCAGAACTCTTATCAAACAATTCCATGAAGCGTACTGCACCGGGGGATTCTACACCAATGCCTGCAATGAATGACCCTCGTGGACGAATCCAAGAGAAATCCATGCCCCAGCCACCTTCGGATTTCAGAGTCTGCGATTGCTCTTGCAAGACCTGATAAATCCCTTCAAGACTGTCCATGTTGTACTCAGGCAAACCACCAACAAAGCAGTTCATAAAAGTTGTGCCATTCCAGTCTGTACCAGCATTAGCAGTGATACGCCCACCAGCAACACCCTTGAAATCTGTCAGTAGATCATAAAATTGTTCTTCCCAGTATTGCTTCTTTTCTTCCGTTTCTTCTGCGCTTGCAATATCCTTTGCTACTCGCCGGAAGTTGTCGTTAACACTTACGTCTTTGTGATTACGATAAGTTGTTCTCCAGATTTCTTCGGAGAAAGGGTCTTGAAATTCTGTTTGTTTTTGTGTCATTTATTTCCTTTGTTGTTATAAGTCTTACGCAACTTCTACCATCCCTTTGCTTTTGTAAAGGTCAGTAAGCAAGTAATTGTTCAAACTCTTATCTTTAGCCTCTACACTGGCGTATCCGCTATCCACCCAGGGTTGATCTACACGCTCCTTACCAACCCACCGAGGGCATGTAATCAAATTTCCAAAGCGATTGCGATGAGTAACATCCTGCCTCTCGGTGGGGTAATTAAAAACATCCATTCCTAAATCGTAAAGCATCTTCTGAAACACATCGGGGTTTTCTTCGATAAACTCTTCTGTCACAAACGGTGCTACTGTTTGAATTTCACTCAACGAAACATATACGATTGCAGCTATCTGAAGCATACTCTCTCCTTTATTCTTTTAAGGAAGAACGGTAGAACCTCAATTCTACCATATCTTCGGGGTAATTACAAGACAATTCTTGGAAGAAAGCCAATTTGATTTTCAAGCAACTTACGATGCTGTATAAAACCTTTGAGATTTGCACTCCAGAAACAACCTTCACGATCTACATGGCTTACACCTTCTTCCCAAGGGAGATTAAACACACGGCTAATCAATCCTTGTTTTGTACTTCTCATTGCAATTCCTTGGTGCTCTGATGGTGAAAAGTGCGGTTTAGGTCCATCAAAAAGTCTATCGTAAATCTGTATTGCCTTTTCAAAAGAGTCATCAAGTTTTCGATATGAAATCTGCCCACAGCAACTAGCACTGATCTTCAAGGCAATATCTAAACTTACTCTTCCTTCACCGGGAATGTAGTAGTGAACATCTCTTGGATTATCCCCAAAATCTGATGGAAGCCTCTCAACATATGGTACATGTGCTCGACCTGGGAAAAGAAGAAAAGGTGTACTACCTGCTTTAGCTGTTTTAATCTTCCGTGCAAGATCAACAATCTCAGGTTGTGCTGCATCTGGGTCATCCCGAAGCCATTCAAAGTTATCCCACTCTGTTCCAGACATTACTACTTTAATTCGGCTATAGGGTTCTGTAATCCTGTTTGCCCACATCTTATGCAACCCAAGTTCAGAAAGCTTGTTAGAGTAAGTAAACGCAGTGTACGCTGCAATATTCCAGATACTTTTTGCTGACTCAAGTTCATCTCCCTCCAGAACTTCAGAAGCTGACATACCACCCTTGTTCTTACCCCATACAATTGGTGTTACCGGATCAGATGCATTAACAGATAGCACAGAGTTAACAGGAACTGCACGAGAAGATTGAGCGTTCTTATTGAGCATCTTGTGTGTCAACACCTCTGCCCAAATATAGCGGTAAGTTTCAATCTCGTAGGTAATCAAACGATTACCAGAAGTGTTGACACTATCTTGGATTACTTTTACTGAATTAAAACTCATTGTTCTCCTTTAATTATATTCACCTACAGTAAAAACTGCATCTGTGATTCTCCAAACAATTTGAAATTTCTCAAAGTTTACAGTTTCACCTTCGTTGCACATACCCGCTGTTTTATAGATAACTACTGCAGTATCATCAGATGTCTTTATATAAACACCAAACTCGTAATGAAACAACTTTCCTTTTCGTATACCGGAGAATGGTGTCTCACCGGGTTTAATTATTGAGATGTTCATTTATTTCCTTTCAGGTAATCAATCTCATCAAAAATAACATCCAAGTAAGGGTGAACAACTTCTTCGTTATTGGAATATGGAGAGTTAGACAGATGAACTGAATCTCGTACTTTACCTACAATTTCTTCAATCTTTTCTAGAGTCTTTGTATCAAACGCATCTTCTTTTGATTGTCGATCAAAATACATAAGGAATAACGCATTAGTAATCAAATGCGCAAGATGGCTCTTGCCAGTCTCAGGATCAATCTTATTCCCCACCCTGTGCTCTTTCATATGCCTAAGCAAAGCATCATTGAAGCGGCGTTGTGGGTAATCCAAACGCTTCCAATTACTCCCGTCCTCTGCTGGATACTTTGAGTCACCATACTCTAGAACATCAACAATCTCTTCAAGATCAGGCCAGAAGGAATCCATGTACCACCACTGGCGTTTACCTGAGTCGTTTTTGATTCCTGATTGCACAGTTGGTTCGTTTTCTTGGAGTTTCTTTAAGTAATGTTTATAAACATACCTATCTTCACCCTCCGAATTAACAATTCTACATACATCACTTTTTGGATTACTTCCAGTGCAGAGAACCTCTCCTTCAGTAAAATCTGGACCACCATACCAATAATATTTCCCTTCTGTAATCATTAAACCTCCTTACTAAAACAATCACTTAAATCATTCTCTACAAAACTTTTACATTTTAAATACTTACCATTCATATCTCGAACTACATATCGTTTGTAATCAGGATTATAACCGAAAACAGTCTCTTTATTCTTTACTTCTTTGTAAAATTTCCGCGTCTGTTCTACTTCATCAAGACTTGTAGGAAACTTAGAGAGATTGTTGTCAGCAGTCTTTTGCATTGCTTTACCAACATTTGCTCCTAGGCTTTCTAACTTCCCTAGGTATCCAAATACAGTAACCAAGATATCCATACATGCATCGAGTTCTTCCACAAGGTCTTCAACATCAAGAGCATCTTGCAATTCCGCTACTTCACTTTGGATATAGCCTAATTGTCGCTTACGGTCTTTTGGTGTAAACTCAATATCTTGTCCTGCGATTTCACATGCACGTAGAGAGTTTTCGTATAGGTATGTTAGTTCTCTCAATTTTCCTCCTTATCTAATACTTCACAATCTTTAAGAAGAACAAAGTTCAAGCATTCATACTCATTCCTCTCTCTGCACCAAAAAGCATCAGGTGTCATTCTGTGTACGAGGAATACTTCGCCGATATGTTGCCTATACCAATACATGCTATCGCTGCAGTTTGTAATTTTGATTTTCATTTCAACCTTTCAATCAAAAACTTAGTAGAAATAAAGCTAGGATCAGCAAAACCGTTCTTAGCATCATGTAGCATTACGACACCCCTAAAGTGATTATTTCCAGTGTAACCTTTGTACGTTTCATTGAATGGGTAGCTGGCCCCAGCGACAATACCAAGTCGCATTGTACCATCCAGAACAGGTTGAATCGCTACTTCAAGAGTTTGTTTATGACCAACACAAAAAGAGCATCCTACATTCTTCAGCATTGAAGCTGCCGTACCACCATAAGGCTTACCTGTCATCGGATTAGAAAGATAATGCACGAAGGTGATACCTTGGATATAAACTGGTTTGAGGAAGTCATGTGTTTCCCAGTCCTTTTCAAGTTCAAGCAAGTGATACCCAATAAAGCCTTCAAATTCACTGTTGTTACTTGGTACTCGTTGCAGACGTTCTTCGTGATTTCCCAAACAGAACACCATTCGTGGTTGATATGAAGGATCAGTCTCTTGATAATCTCGAAGTGGTTTCAAGAACTTCTTCATGCCCTCTTTACCAGCTTCAATATCTTCTGCGAGTCTACGTCCTTCAAAACTAAGTTTACCTTTATCATAGACTGACAGACTAGGCATATCATAAAAGTCCCCAATATTTACAACAACATCCGGTTTCTTGTCGACAATGTACTGTCCAATTGCTGTTAGATAAGTTGTGTCTACACCTTTACGGACTTGACAATCGGGTACAAATAGAATCTTCAAGCCTTTCTTCTCAACTGGAAGTTGTTGTGTGTTCGCAATTCCCGAATTCAGAATGTTACAGACACTGCTCTTTTTAGTTTCACTACCAAGAACAATCTTAGCAATTTCTCTAGATGAAAACCCCAACTCATCTAGAGCCTTAATCTTATCTTTTACGCTCTGGGAGTGCTGCCTTGCGTTTGCAACTTTGTTGTTCTCTTTCAAAGGTTATTCCTCCTCTTGTTCAAAATATGTAGTATTGTGCAATGGTAGATATTCCGTAAATAGATGCCCAGCAAGAAGATTAATACCAACACTGTTGTCCTTGAGTTGATAACCACTACCACGGAGGAACTTTACAAACTGATCTAGTGCAGAATACCACACATCAGATTCAAATTCGTGCGTGACAATAGTACCATCTTCTTTGTCTTCGGATTGTAGTGTAAATTTCATTTGATTTCCTCCCAGTAAATTTCCAACCGTTCGTTAGCCCATTCAGAAACAATTTCAAATTTTCCATCGTCAGAAAGTTCTTCCCATTCCTCATCAGTCAAGCCATAATCTTCTGTGTCAATGATAGCTTTCCGTGCAGAGTGGATATTAGCTCCACTGTTACAGACAAATTTAAGTTTCATTTAGGTTTCCTTTCGTTGATAATATTCTTTACTTCTTCATAGCTGAACTGTCTAGTCATTAACGCCTTGCGAAAGAGTTTCCTGCGTTCGGTAGCATTGCTCCCTTGAGATTGCCCTAGTAAGTGCAGGACTTCTTTCTTTTGTCCTTCTGGGAGTTTATTGAAGAGAATCATGGACTTTTTCAACCACTGATCATGCCGGAATCGTTTATCTACTGGGGACTCAAGAAAACTTGCGCAGTTCCGTAGAAAATCACTCAAACTGCCAGGGAACCACCAAGATAGGTATCGACGCCATGCGTTTTCTAGCACACCAAGAGCACTGTTTGCGGCTCTACTGGCTACACCTCGAACAAACATTTCGTCATCGTGAGCATGTTCAAGTACGGACTCTTTCTTGTCTAATGGGAGTCCCGTGATTATACACTTGTTTCCCTGCTCTTTCAGAAGTAAGTCTCGAACCTCTGCTTTATCTTTTGGGCTATACAACTCACGAGTCAAAATCATTCCCCATAAACAGCCCACTTCCAATTCTCAATTTCATCATCAGTTAATTGAATGTGCTCTACATGCGCTGCCATTCCTTGGTAAACCTTAAAGAAATCTACAAACAATTGACCACTTGGATAACCATGACCTTCGTAGATTACTTCACCATCAAAGACGATTACGCACCAATCTCCTGATTCTTTGTTGTTGTCAATGAATTTAATGTTGCTGCTCATTCTACATCCTCATAAGCAAATAGTTTAGCACCTTCAAAGTAGTAGATTGTTTGCTTTCCGTTTCGTTCATAAGTCTCGTGACAGAAATTCCCTGAAAACTGCCCATCACTACTGTCAACGAGCGTAGCATGTTCTTTACTAAATTCGTAAGTTGCTTGAACAGCGTTACGTTGTTGCTGTGTTTTGATTTCAATCATTCTTAAACCACCCCCTCTTGAAGTAAATCAATCTTTGTACCATCTTTGTGAACTAGGAATAATTCCTCATATACAATAGTCTGACCACAAGGTTCATTATCCCCAGAAATACTTACTCCAGCAAAAATCCTCTTATTGCAGTCACACCCGTAATTTCCTTCTGAATAAAGGTAAGAGCTATTGTGGATAATATTATCAAGGCTTTCACCTATGATTGAATATATGTAGTTTGTGAAGTTTACACCGAGGACTTTGCCTTGAATAGTGTAATCTTTGTTTTTTTTCATATTGGCTCATATTTGAATCCCCAATCCTTTAAAAGCTTTTCTCAAATCTATTCGGTCATTAGGCCACCTCTGCAAGTGAGCTAAATCAAACATCTCACGCATCACATAGAACCAATCAATTTCAAACGTAGCTCCTTTCCAATTTGTGATTATTTTTGGTTCTGGGTAAAGATACTGGAAGTGATCTTTCATAGCAATGAAAGCCTCTGTGTCATTCTTGCAGTCCTTGATGGCATTGTACGCTGTTACAGGGCCATTCTCTTTGTCAGAGAAGCAATGCGGCCAATAGTGGTCACTTTTGTCACCTTGGCAAACTTGAAGATACTTGAATAGCCTTCCGTAACCGTCAACATCACCCTCATTCTGCCATAACTTACCAAAACCCCTCACCTTTCGTCTATCATCCTTCAAATAAAAGTACCAGTTACCATCACACCCTTTGAAGTCTTTGTCAAGGACTATTGCGGCAAAGTCTTGTTTGTTTTTCACGGCATTGTAGTTGTCTGTACAGACTAAATCATCAGCTTCCACGGTGCGGGCTACTTTAGCTTTATGATGCTGTACAACATACTCCTTACACGCTATCAAGTGAATAGGAAGTTCTGCTACTCGTTGCCCCTTGTAAGGTTGCAAAGTACAGATGTCTTTCCTAAAGTTAGTGTCACTACCAACATATCCATAGTAGTCTTTTGTATCAAACTTATCAAGCATTCCTTCAATGGTACTCTTGATGGACTTCAATGCGTACTCTACAGGTTCAGGCGCAGTTACGTCTTGGATATCAAAGTCTTCGAGTTTAAGTTCAGGATGCGCTGATAGCCAACCACCGTCTTTTCGTTTCCAATAGCCGTAAAAGTCCGTTCGTGTTTTGAATGTTTCTACATTTCCAGTTGGTTTGTGCAAGCAACTAATGCTACGTTGCTGGTTTGCAGCAGCAGCCCTGAAACAGGTCGCGTCATAATCAAAGCAAAGTTTCTTCAATACTACCTCCTTTCGTAGAAAGACCCCTTGTGGGGTCAATCCTTAATATGTACTCCGCACTTCCTCAACCAACTCTGCAAACTCTTCGTTCTTTTCAATCAGATCATCTGCCTTACTGGTAGCGAGTGCTTTTGAAACTTTCACCAAGAGAGGTGCATCAAACCCAGCAGCTTTAATTTCTTCTTTAATTTCTGAAATCCCCTCGGTAATACTCTCAATCTCATAAAACTGCCGCTTGAGTTGTTCAACATACTCAGCCTTAGTCTTAAATTTCTTCGTTGTTTCTTCAGTCATATTTATTCTCCTTTAAGTTGATTTCTTCGAGCTACCAAACGCAAGCAAACAAAGCCAAACTACACTCAGCCAAGTCCAAATGTTATAAGCAATACTCATGTTAAAGAGTGTATTGATTGACGCAATGGTTAGGATAGGCCCCACGCCAATCAAGGCGATAATCAAAATAATCAATCCTACAATACTTAGTGTTTCTTTCATAATTAAACTCCTCCATGAGTATCGGTGTAGTTCGCACCATTTTTATTTAACTCTGCTATTTTTGATTTTCTAAGTTCTGTAGCAAGACGCATTGCTTCTTCTTGCCCATACTTAGAAAACCTAAAGTACTGCGTATGCTGTTTCCCATTTTCGTACCATGTTGTAGCAATAGCCACTGGGTTGGTAGCCGGGTGATATTTTACACCCGTAACCCCCGTCTTATTTCGTTCATGCATTGTTGCATTTCTGTTATTCTCAGCAAGGGTCTTACACTTAAGGTTTTCAATCCGGTTATCACAGTTATTACGATTTAAGTGATCAATCACCATTCCTGATGGAATTGGTCCATTAAATAGTTCCCAAACTATGCGATGGGTGTATATTCTCTTTCCTTGGATTTGAACCATACACCCACCAGATTTTCCATCTCTACGCTTAACAACTCCTCCGGCGATAGAGCACTTTTGCTTGCGGATTGCTTTATATTTCACCCCTCCATAAATGTCCTTTTTCCAACGCAATCCTGTACAAACCTCTGGGTCATAAAAGAACCATTCGCTATAGTTTAACTCACCGCCCATCAATCACCTGAATAGCAATTTTTCTAATATGCGCTTTTTGCCTATCGACACCTCCAGATGCCCAAGCCCACTCATCAACGTCATTTCTAACTTCCCGTGCAGTTTCCCGTGTACTAAAAATGTTGTGAGGCTTAATCTCCCCATTCACCTCAACTGCCCATGCAATAATAGGAACTTGCTTTGCTGCTTTAGCTACAGCTTTGGTTACTTTTGTGTTCTTAGTCATATTACTCCTTTGTTGAATTCTCTACATTTTGAACTACTTTTTCAAGTGCAGTTGCAGTGTAAGGTTTTTCCTTATCTGTCAGTGCACCACCAAGGGTTACAACATCCGCAGCCAATGCAATAGGTGTTTCAATTACTACACCTACAACTGCTTTAGTCAAACTCTCTAGCATACCGAACATCACTTACCTCCTCGTTGATTATTCATCCGTTTAGCCGCCTCATCCACGTCACGCCGAAGGTAGAACACACGAATGTTCTCATAGGCTTCTGTGTCGAATAGGCAATGGTAGCCATTTACGAATTTAGCCACGTAGCGTTGTTGGTTGTTTTGCATACTAATACTCCTCTAAGTTAGTTTCTACTGTGTACTCAAAAATTACTGCATCTGTTTCTGGAAATCTCTCACGCAATTGCTCTTTTGTCACCCTCTTTGCGTCAAATACCCCAACAATGCAGTCCCATCCAAGGTCTAACCCAGTTACTACAAAAACGTCCATTTACTTCTCCTTGCTAGCCAACTTCGCTGCTTCTTTTTGGTTAATCCAATTACGCAAACCTTTACCATAAGAACCAGCTACATTTTTCATCTTACCTTCACTGCGAAGTTGTTCCCGGAATAGTTCACGAGAAGTTCGCTTACCTTGACCAATGCTTGCATTAGCTTTTGCCAAAGCATTGGATTCATTACGTCGATTACGGTAGTCCTCGAAGGACTCATCTGCGTAGCGCACTGGGTTGTGATCAATTCCACTGGCCTTTGGGCGCTTGTCGCTTTGAATGTTTTTAGTTTGTTGTGTGTTTTCCATGTTTCTCCTTTACTTTAATAATGTTCTTCTACTTCCACTTTAAAACCTAGGCTCTTAAAGAGTTTCTCTAGTTTTGGTGTGGGGTCTTCTTCTTGGTCAATATAGTAAGTGCAGTCATCAATCGTGATACTAAAACCATCGCACATGACTCCAATAGTTACTGTTTTCATAAAACTCCTTTAATTCATTTACTCTAAGACCCTTAAATGGACCGTCTAGTTGGCTCTGCCCCAACGACCTGTTGCTTAGAAGGCAACTGTTCTTCTTACTGAACTATAGACGGGCTATTAAAAGGCCCTAGAGCCTCGTGTAAGCCTCTGAAACAATCTAGGCTAAGGCAGTGTACCTTGAACCTAGAGAGTTTAACTGAGAGCGTTTAGATCAAAAAGGAACGTCCCTATCGTCAAAATCTTCTACAGGCTTCGCAGCTCTCTTAGGTGCAGCAGTCTTAGTCTTTGCTTTCTCTGGCACTTTGACCTCTGCACCATTACCATCATCTGCACCATCAGAATCATCATCTTGAGGTGTATCCCGTTGACTATTGTCATACAGAGCATCAAGTTGTTTTTGAATCTTACTACCTTCGTAGTTAGATGCGTTTTTCATGGTATTTCGAATGTGATTACGAAGTTCCTTCAGTGAGTCTTCATCGTTCTCACGGTTGAAACCAGTCACATGCAACTTACCTCCGTAGTCAATTTCCTTCTGACCACGAGACAAACCGCTTGCAAACTTGATGTATTCAGTAAAGTAGCTCTTGTTGCCCTTAGCTTCTTTATTGTACACCTGCACAGTCCAATTTACCGTCTTACCGAGAATCTCACCGATGCGTTTAGTGTCAAACACTTCACCCGGCTTGATGATCTTAGAAGCCACGGCAATTTGATAAGGCACGCTCTTCTGATCAAATGACCAATTGCCAAGTTTCTTATTAGCTTTCAAGAACATTGGCCGTGCGACAATCATCCCAAGATTTTCTTGATAGAAGTTGCCCCCCAACCACATGCGCAAAGGTTTTGTTTGACCAGAGGTATCACCAAAGAACTGCCCATGATCAAGTTGAATCTCAGGGAAGTCCACTGCAATTGCTACAGCTTGAATGGGCTTCTGAGGGTAGCACTTAAACCGTGCCATCTTCTTTGTTTCCTGATTCAATTGAGTCTTGAAATAAGTACCTGGGTTCTTTTCAACCTCAAGTGCTTCATCATCTTCATCACCAGTGAACACAAACTCAGCATCTGGTTGTTTCTGAACGCCCAGATCGGCCATGAAAGTAATCACACCTTGCATCACTTCTCTGTTTTCCAAATTCGCAGTCTCAATGATATACTGATGATAAGCATCCCAGTCAACATTAGATTGCTTCTTACCTGCACTTTGTGCTGCACCATAAACTTCAAACATATTTTCTCCTTTAAGTTAAGCACGTTTTTACCGCAGAACGTTCATAACTGCTTTGTCCTCTTTCCAGTAGAAGGACTAACTACATATACTCCTAACGAATTAAAAAACTTGGTGCAAGCGGAGAGACTCGAACTCTCACCCCCTTTTGGGGAACAGATTTTAAGTCTGTCGTGTTTACCAATTACACCACGCTTGCAATATTTGGTGCAACAGGCCTGATTATTTCCCCAGCAATTTGGTCCTTCACCTTGAGGGGATCAGCGCTCTAACCAACTGAGCTACTGTTGCTTAAAACGAATTATAGCACAGATTTCTTAACTCTCTGCATCTATTTCTTGTTTTTCTTCATGTGTTGTTTGATTGCAACACTTCCGGCTCCACCCTGCACTTAGACATAATCTGAAGTAAAAAGTTCAATGTAGCATCCCTATGAACATAGGCAGAACTTAGTTCTAACCCTGCATAGCGCATCCAATCAAAAGGACTGCTAATACTAATAGTACTTTGCTGTGTATGAACGAACTGGTTTGCTAATGAACCACCAAGCACGCCCTTAAAGTCTAATACACTTAGCCATAACTCCCGACTTCTTAAAGTGTCTCCTGTTACTACCAAGATTTGCCCATGGTTTTCTGCAATACTTTGTAGCAGTTTGTTGTCAGTAACAAACCTCATCTCACCTTTGTAATCTACTCTAAGATAACTCATATCTTATTCCCTTTCTTTCATATCGTTCATAGCAAAGCTACTCTCTTTCCAAATTAAGTTTATCAATTGAATTTTCCCAACAAACCATAGCAAGTCTCATCAGGTCACATCTCGGGATGGAGAAACGTTGGATTTCTTTTCCTGATTCACTGAACTTGATTATACAGCAGAAGTCAAGGTCGTAAGTATAGTGGAAGTGGGTCATTAGTGAATCTCCGAGTAACGCTTGCCTACTTGACTCTCACAGCCCAACAACCTACGAAGTTTAAAGTCTTTATTCACTTTGTCAATAGAAGTCTTGACAATTTCTGTTACAACCTCGATGACTTTAGGATCATCTTTGACTGTAAAAATGTTTTCGTCGTGAAATTGGCCTGTTAAAGTCTTCTTATTCCACCGCTTTTGCATTTCTTCTAGGATGTTGTCCACCCACATATCAAAGAAATAACTACCAGTTCCTTGGGCCAGTGTAGAGAACCTGTCAGAGTCTTTACGCAGAGAGTAGCAAAACCCGTTTACAGGGTTAACCAACCACTTAGCACCTCTTGAATCTTCAATCACAATTTGTTCCTCAGCAATAGCCTTTACAGACCAATTAAGTTTCCAGTACGCAGTGTGTAATGCCTTCCCCTCTTCCAGCGGAACTCCAGCGGCTTGAGCAATCTTTGGTGCCCCTGCGTTGTACACACTGGCATAATTTGTAGTCTTGCCCTTCTTTCGTGAGGCTTTCGCATTATCTGATTTAATGCCCTTTTTAAAGTCATCAAACTCCTTTTGAGTAATCATCTTAGCGGTTAGGGCCATCTGTAAATGCGGGTCGTAATCATCCTCCTGCATAGTCTTCACGTACTCTGGGTCATGTGCCAGCATGAAACCATGCTTCACGCGGTCCTCAAGGCTGCTCATGTCTGACCCTATGTGAACTTTACCCTCACCAGCAATCAAAACCCCACGGACAATCTTACCATACATCTTGTCAATACCCGGCAGATTTACAATTTCGGCATGGCGTACCCTGAGCGTATTAGTCAGACCACCAATCCGAGCACGAAGGGACTTTCCGTCAACCAAGTCACGTTCAAAACCTTTCAGAATACTAAGTCTATGCTTTGCAACATTGAATGCAGCATAAGCTTCAATCTCAGGCACTTCTTCCGATAGACGCTCAACAGAAGGGCACAACTCTTTTCCGCTTTCACCTGTAATCGTGATCTGTGGGATTGCTCTTTCTTTTGGCTTAGTGTCTTTCCAGTGAGTCCATGCGGAATGATGAGAACCTTCTTTTGGCTTTTTTGAAATCCACTTGTTAAAGGCTTCTTCATCTTTCTCGAATTTAAAACTCTCTGGCTTCCATCCTTTTGAATACAACAACGCTTTAATCTGTTCTGAACTATTAGCGTTAGGCTCTTCATAAGACTTCAAGACTTTGAATTCATCTGGTTTATCACTTTTAACTGCAATCAAAGTACCAAACTCATCCACTGCTTTTGTACGAAACTGCTCAATAACCTCTTCCCAAGACTTTCCTGAAGAAGAAAGTTCACCATTTTTCAAATAAGGTTTAGCTGGCTTATGTTTTGGCGAGTACTTGGGTATCTTGGGCATCACAGACTCAAGGGCACTTTTGGACTTTTCAACCTCAATTTCCAATTCTGCAATCGAAGTCTCAAGTAATTCAACATCAACTTCCCAACGAGTCTTCTCTTGTAATCTTGCACAGTCAGCTTTGAACATCAAGAAGGTCAAGATACGATCAATGGCATCATCTACGGACTCATCACGGAATTTGTCTAGATAAATCTCTTCATCTGGACTGATCCTTGTTCCACCTACAGAACCATTAGCTATAAGTGGGTTAGCTCTGGAGTAAATGTCAATCAGTCTACCTTTCTGGTCCTCCCAAAGTGCTTTGTTGATTTTAACGTCCTCTTGGCAACGGTAGGTGTACTCTTCACGAGTAAGGTTTTGCCAGTCATCAATCTTAGGCTTTGCGATACCGAAGTCTTCAAAGAATGAATCCAACCCATGCTTCATCCGGTTAAAGTACAAATACCAAGATACGTACAAAGAGTCAATCAGCATTACCTCTGATAAGTCAATTCCAAGTAGTTTTTCAATCAACGGAATGTCATAAGTAATGCCGTTGTGGATAACAATCGGAATATTGTTGTCAATGTGGTATTGGAAAAACCTCTGAATACGCTGGTGATCTTCACCTTGGATATCAAAAGTCTTTCCGTCTTGAAGTTCACAACACAAGATGTGAATCAAGGTTGCTTCATCAAGCAGAGCATCAGCTTCTAAGTCAGCAACAGTAGCATTCTTCCAGTTTGTGATTTTCTTCATCAAAACCTTTCATAATTAGTCTACATTTAAATGCTGTATAACTTGTTTTCCGTATTTAGGCTTATTGCCATAGTAACCCTCGCGGAACCTCTCTTTGATTTCTTTATCTGTAAGCTTGATTCTGTAAGGTGCTAGATGTTTAATTAGTTTTACTGCACTTTCTAAAGCCTTACCAAAACCTCTTGAGCAATACCATTGAAAGAACTCATCACAATGCTGTTCTCCAAAAGATTCCTCATACTCCTTGCACTCTTGGGTGTACTCCTCTAATGTCCAATTATGCAATTCGACAAAAGTGTACCTTGAGTACTGAGGGTCAGAAAACTCACCTGTATCGTCATCTTTAACAAGATAGTGATACCCTGCAGTGCAACTATTGTCCCACCCCCTAAGCCCAACTACAAGTGAAACACTCGTATTACGTCCTTTACTTTTGTACAACTTGCAGAAGTTAATTACGTTTTCAAAACAAGAACCCTCTTTTGTAGGTGCATGTTCTAGCATCTTACCAAAGTGGTTCATCTCGTATTTCCAAGTGAATGCATGTTCAATTTTCATTTTGTTCCTTTATCATTCTATCCACACAACTACTTGTTTCAGTTAAGTACACCGTCTTAAGTTCATAGTTTTGTAACGCGAAGTAAGCTTGCTCTGAAAGCGTACCTCTGTACTTTTCAGCCAGACGTTTAGCGTAAGACTCTTTTGTCTTTTTGTAGATACTATACGCATCCAACGGATCGTCATAATAACCTAAGTACTCCCTGCCGTTTTCTGTACAACACCGAGCAACATACCCAATCTTAGCCCCTTTAGTTCCTGGCTTCAAGTATTGTACACCTATTGGCAGGTCGTGTGTGGGCCGATTCTTGGTTTCAGCTAAAAATATGTTCACATCCGCAGGTAAAAACGTGCAGTTTTCAGATGAGTACTCCCAGCCAGTTCCAATCAAGTCTTTGTCTAGCTCGTACTTCATACTCCAATTAGGCTGACTTAACGCCCACTCTGCAAAGTTCTGAAAGCAAAACCAATCTTTGTGAACTTCCGTGTAGATGTACCATCGGCCACGGTTCTTCAAAATTTCTTCTGGATTGTAGCACCTATGAAGCATTCTTGTCCAATAAGCATAAATTTCCTCTGGTGGTGTCTCACCAATTTTCTTCAGGCCGTTACTAAACCTACCTTCACCATAATAGCCTACCCCAGCAACTGAGGGCTGGTATAAAGGTTTGATGCTTCCGTTCTTAATATCGCCAGCATCATGCCAACTACTACTTCCATCTTGCCACTCTACTTGAACCTCATAGCAAGATTTGTACTGTTTTACTTTACCTGCCCACCCACTATTAGTTCTAAACTCATGTCCAATAACAAACCCAGATGTAGGATGTCCTACGTTACCCAGCCGTACTGCTGATGCTGTCGTATGAACTATAGAACCATCTTCAAATTGAACACTAACTGAAATTGCACTTCTAACTTCAGTCACTTTTACACTCATACCTGAACTTGTGGGCCATGTCTGACCTACTTCCACTTTCCCATCTTTTGGATGAGTTACACACCCGGACTTAATTGCAGGTAACTCACGGGTTGTCTCTGCACCATCTTTGTGCCAGCGTATGCGCCAAGTAGTTGGACCTTCTTTTGCTACAAGTTCTATTGTGTTCCCTTTGTTATCTTTGTATAAATCTCCTGTCTGTGGCTTCCCGTATGTTGGGTGCGCTGGTAAACCTGTACGAAGATAGTGCCTAGTAGTAACTACTTCTGCGTTATCAATATCAAACTTAATTTTTGTCTTCTTTGCCAACCTGTCATCAATAACCTCGTATCCAAGACCTTGCTTATTGACACCCCTATAACCCTTGATAAATCTTGTCATCTTTCCTCCTTAAAGACTCAATTTTACCATAAAATTGTAGAGATGTCAAGTTTTTAATCTAACCTATCTAAAACCCTTGATTATCCTCTGAGGTATCCAAAACAACTTCCCATGTATCTTGGTCTAGTGTGAAAACATCTGCGATACCAAGAGAGTCACCAAATCGAGTCTTACCAACCTTAAAGCGTACCCGCCCACGGGAAAAGTCCGGCAAAATCTCAGGCTCCAACAAGATGATATTCCAAGACAGTTGTTCCAGTGATGCACTACCACGAGCGGACTCTTTGCGTACATTTACCCAGAACGGTTTGCCCTCTCCACCCTTTGGAGGTAGGAATTGATGAGAATCAGTCCTATTAATATGACATACTACAACTAGGTGGCAGTTATTAGCAGAACAGAAACTTGCCAAGCTCGTCATTGCCATGTCAATATCTTTTCTTTCATTGTCACTTTCCAGCCCACTGATAACAAGAGAAATATGGTCAAGTAGAATATACTTACAACCCTCCACCAGAACCATATGCTTTACTTTTGCCATCAAGGTGTCAATCGGCATGGACCCGAAGTGGTTTAGCATAACCATACAATCATTTTGTGTAATTCTTTGGTAGGCTTCTTGAATAGCCTCCTTGGATGCCACAGAGAGCGGGTCACGTTTAAACTTTAAGTAGTTGACTTTTAGGTCAGATGCCAGTAGCCTCTGGAAAGTTTCTTTATTACCCTCCTCTAAGAAAATCATTCCAATCTTTTCGCCTGCATCCATGAACTTTCTAGCAAAGATTGCAGTAACTGTACTTTTGCCACAATTTGATGGGGCAAGAAGAAGGGTCAGCTCCTTCATCCTGAATCCATTGATCTTTTTCATGAGTTTCGGAAAGCAGTCAATAATCACACCTTGTGGTTGAGGTTCGATAACTGTCTCAAAACTAATCTCAGATGCCCGAACAATTTTCTCAGTACTAAACACCTTCTTCCCAAACTGAACCAACTTAGCCAACTCTGCAGCCTTACCCGCTTGCAAGTAATCAGAAGCGTCTTTAAAGCCATCCTGAGCCGTTACTGACATCATAGACAACCCAGAGTCAATCAGTGCTCCAGCAACAGCCTCACGAGCCTCATGGCCCTTCATGATGCCTTTCTTAGTCTCTGCTGGTGTGCAGTGGTCATCATCGAAGAACACTGTCAAAGCATCATGAGATGTCACGTAGGCTTCATTGTGAAGAATAGCCTCTACAGCATTCTTTGTTCCCAAAGGAATAGAAACTACTTGAGGCTCCATACCTTCGTATTTAGTGCCCTTTACACTCTCTACAAGTGCTTGAAATGTGCTAACGCAGTCCCAGGCACCTTCAGTCACCACTAGGTTAGTTCGCTTGCGGTTAATACTCTCTGCAACATCTTGACCGAAGAGTTTGTTCTGAATATTTACAGAGCCTACTGCTGTCCAGTGACCGTCTTCTTCTTTCCCTTTCGTAATGTCCTGCTTCATGAAGCCAACAACTTGCCCCTTTTGATTATATGAAGGGAAGTAATAAGCCTCTACAGTTTTACCATCTTTTTCAGATAAAGCTGCACGGATGCCAAAGCGTTCACAAGTCTCTTTACGGACCTTACGGTCCTTCGCTTCTACAAACGGGTACTTGAGAACTTCTTTTACTGTTTCTTTAGGTGTAGTTTTTTGCACTGCACTCCTTTCGTTAAACTTTCGATCATAACTCATTAAACCTCCTCAAGTTATTCATTCCTTAACCCTCTAGATCAAGTCACATGCTGTGAAACATACATCATCAATTCAACATCATCTCTGCGTAGAATCTCTGGTACTTCATCATCTATATTAGAGATTGTATATCCAAGATCATAGTGTCCTCTCTCCCATGCTGGAACCTTCACCCCAACAATCCAATAATCCCTGTCAGAATCATAGTAAGGGCTTGCATAATCTAATTCACCGTTATCAAGCATTTCATTTACTTCTTCCAGAATCTCGTCTGGAATGTCTTTGTAATGCAATCCGTATATCAACATAGCATCAGTATCAATCGACATTTGTATTCTCCTTCAACCACAAATTAATCCTTGCAGCAATCTCCTTCAGATGATAAACTCTTTCATCTTCATCATCAAAACAACCCTTCCAACCATCATCCCACGAGTATGAATATACTTCTTCACTTCCACAATCTGGACAATCTGCACGTACCCTGCCCCAGCGCAAGCGGACATACCCCACTTGATATCGTTTACCATCCTTAGCTAAAACAACATCATATTGTTCAGGACAAGACCCGCAAGTACCAATGAACTCAAGATTACCAATCACATAATCAGGAGGGTTATTTTCATAACCAGAATTTTCATAAACAGTAAGCTCACTCATGTCGATCCTCCTTCTCCAGAATAGCCTTATAAGCAAAATACAGATAATCCAACTCTGAGTAATCCAAATTAAACACATGATCAGGATCAGTGCTGTTATAACTCTTGCTTTTCACATAGTAACCATTTCCGTTATCCTTGAGAATCAGCAAGTCTTTTACATTTGAGCAATAGCCCTCTTGTGCTTGAACTTTGATCTTATCACCTTTGATTTTTACTTTGACTGTCATTTGTAATCCTCCCACTTTTCATAATAAGGTTTATCCAAAAACAACCACAGCTTCTCAGCTTGTTGTTCAACGTCTGCAATAGTGCTATCTTCATTCATTAGAAAAGTAACATTTAGGGTTATTTCTTCTTTACGTTGAAACTGAACTTCTGGTTGATAGCTCATTTTAGGTAACGATGGGTTTCTTTTATGGAAATCATACTGAGTATTATCCCATACCCACACTGAGAGGAAATATCTCTTACCTTCTGCATCATCAAAACGTTTCTGCAAAAGAAAATCTGCACCGTTGGAGTTCCTACCATCATAACGCCTGTAGCTAGCGTCAAGCCAATCTTGAGTTGTTAGCATGGGTTACTCCTTCCTAAATTCAATTTCATCAATAAACATATCCCTAATATACTCAGGAATATGCTTCTGTGTTTCAACAGTGGCTTCAATATGATCTGTTTCCAAATCTTTCAGCAGAACCCACTTGCAAGGTTGATCCCCTTTAGGTCCGTATGTACCCCAATAAAATGCTTTGCGCTTATCTTCATGCGCATCATCAGAATAAACACACAGGTTATCCCAATGCCCAAGGTCGGCACCACCCATACGAATGTAACCTTCTGTTCCACCATCAAGGTAGTTCCCATGTTCGTCTTGCACAAAATCATGCCTATGCTTGCTCTGCAAGATAGTCCCAGATGGTGTACGCCAGATGTTAGCGATTAGTTTTGGTTCAGTCATGTTCCAGCCTCAGTTACTTCATAAAAACCAGTGCCAGCCTCAAAAGAATCACAATTCTCTCCGACTTGTTCAATCAAATATTTAATTAAACCTTTTACTTTGGTATCTTTATTCTTATCGTAGGTGCGTTTTACCTTATCATGACCTTCATCATAAATATTTTGCAAAGCTACTGTATAAACAACATCCAGCAAAGATTGCAACTCTCGTGTAGTGTCTGCGGCATAAACGCGAACATTACCATAAGCCTTCCAAACAAATACTTGTGCCATAATCAATCCTTCACAAAAAGTCTAAGTAACTTAGCATTATCCTCTTGTTGTGCTTTTATCTTCTTCAAGATATTCAAATAAGTACCTTCTTTTGTTCGAGAGTACTCCAGTTCTTCAATCAGTGAATCAATTCTATTCTTGTAAAACTCCTCCATCTGATCGAATCTACTCTTATGTACGTACTTACCGCTTGCAAGAACCATTTCAGTAAATTCTTGCTCAGCATATGGATCAATTCTTTCCATATCAGTCGTGCATAATCTGAAAAATAGCATTCAAAGCACCAATAAGCTGCATCTGTTCCATTGGATGCAAATCATGGTACTTCCGTGTTACTCCAAACTTAGCCGCTGCCGCATCCCAGAATTTCTCAACTTCTGATCTTGTATCTTGTGTGTTTTGTGTATTTTCACTCATTGACATACCCCTCATAGGTTAGCAACTCTTCGGCTTGTACGCTTGGGAAAAATTCTTTACAAACGCTTTGAATTAATTGTTGCACAAAATACTCAAGTTCACCAGCAGCAACTTCTGGATTAATACTATCCACATAAGTCCCGCACTCATCCCAGATTGCTTGTACCCTTGGTGCAAATTTAGGTTTTACTTCACTCATTTTGTTTCTCCTATAATATTGTCATAAGTAAACTCCCCGAATCCATCTTCATAAATGTCAACCCATGCTGCGTTCATGAAAGTTCTACCTGCCATGCATTCACACAAGCAGTGGTGAAAATCATGAAAGTCCTCAATTACATACTCCTTATCATACCTGCACTTAGCGATGTATTTACCATTGATGTAGTACAAGTGCAACTCTGATTTCATCCCAGTGTTGAAATCAAGATACCATTCACCTTTGTAGTCCTTGCTGATGGTAATCGGTACACCGCAGAGTTCAATAAGTTTCAGTGGTAGATTATGTAGAATACTCATGATATTTCCTTTCGTTCTAAATACTTCCCCTTCAACTCTTCCTGAAAAGCAGGACTAACAACAAATTTCATTGTCATCCCTGGAGGTACTTCATAATCCTTTCCTGTAAGCCCTGAGTGCATCACCCTTGTCTTACTATACTTCGGAGAGAATGTTCCAAATCCTGTAAGAGATACTTGCTTGCCTTCAAGCATGAGTTCCTCAACTGTCTTACGAAAGATATCCAAGAAGTCTTGGCATTCGTAGATAGTGTACATTTTATCGGATGCACTTGACATAGCTTTTGCTAGGTCTTTTGGGAAGAGTTTGGTGATCATTTTAATTCCTCGTTAATCACTTCCCATGATGCAATTACATCACTTGAACCTAATGGGTTAAAGAAACTATCTTGAGCACACTCAATTGCATACCTAACTTCATTGTACAACAATTCAGGATCATCAGTTTCTACTAATTCCTCGTCCACTTCAATTTCAATATTCAAAATCCATTTAAATTCTTGTTTCATTTAGGTTCCTCAAGAGAACAGTTTTCAAACTGCACATAATTCCAAACCCAAATTGCCTTCTCCTCATAGGAAAAAGAGGTAGTTCCATTAGGCCAAAAATGAACACCTCCACAATCAATCTTGCGGAAGTGCCTTTTGTACCAACCTCCATTACTAGACTTGACCCAAATTGGTGCATCAACTTGTACTGTACTCCAATCTACTGCTGGGACTTCTTCAATGATTTTCTGGCCTCGAAGATAACCATAGTGATCAAAGAATAAGATACCTTCATGATCATCCTCATCTGTAAACAGTCCAACACAAGGTGCAAGTGTGTACTTACGGTCAGTACAGATAACCCGTACCGAGCGGTGTGTACTAGCTACACGGTACTCCTTATCCATCTCAACTTTGTTACTCTCTTTCATACTATTCTCCTTTTCTTCGTATTTAACAAATCGGGTAATGTCCCATCCACCCTCTTCATCTCTTCCGTTTTCAGATAATGATACATAAGTATATCCGTCTTCAGAATAGATTTCATGTGCAGTGTGAACTGATCCTTGTTTTAAATAAGAACAAGCAGAATTCACTACTTCAATTTTATCACCAACTTTAAATCTACCGCGCATATCAATCCTTTGTTAAACAAACGCTCATACTCTTACCCCCACCAAGACAATGTACTCGCCAGCCTCTGAACTCTGGGAAGCAGATTACAGTCCAAGAAGAATCCTCTCTTCCATCTTCAATCGTAATCTCGGGGCAGTTAATAATTTCACCATCAATAAAAGCATTATTGCAATAGCTTGACCAATAAATTCTACCAGTTTCACCCCAGCCATCAAGCCAGAAAGCTGCAATGTTTTCTTGGAGTTTCAATCCGTAGCCTTCTCCGCATACAGCATCACCTTGTTGTGTCACAAGGACTTGTAATTTGTCTGTTGTAGCAATCATCTTTACTCCTTTGTCTTAAACTTGTCTCGTGATTATACCAGCTTCTTTTAGCAAGTCAAGACCCGATGTATCCCTGTATGTTTCTTGCCACGCTATCTCTGATACACCTGCAGCAATCATGTTAGAACAGCAGTGTCTACAAGGAACATGAGTTACCCACATTTTAGAATTCTTTGTACTAACCCCCTCTAAGCACGCCTTATTGAGGCACTGCTGTTCTGCGTGTATCACTTCACTCTTTGTAACAAGCTCTTTGGTAAGTTCATCTAAGTACTCAAGATCATTTCCTAGGCGCTTAGGAAGACCGTTCGTAGCTCCAATGATAACACCTGAATCAAGGACAAGGCAAGCTCCAACCTTAAGTCTCTTACCCTTAGACAGCCCAGCATGAAGCATAGCAACACCCATATAAACAGAATCAGTCTCTTGTTGTGTTGGCATTCAATCCCCCACCTTAATCTTATGCTTCAACCTATACTGCAAAGCACTCAACTTCTTCAAGTAAGCCTTAATCTCCCGATGCTCTCGGAAAAGAATATTACGAAGATCATCCCCGACTTCGTACTCAAGTGCTTCTTCCTTGAGGTCTTTCTTGACTTGATCTGCTGCACGGATATGCTTTGTAAGAATGTGACGAAGGAACTGAAGGTCACTTTGTGTAAGTTGTTCAGTATTATGACTGATATTCATGGACATCTTAGTAATTGAACCAACGGGTACACCACCAACATAAAGTGTTCCACTGTTACCAAAATCGGCTTGGGGATATCGCAGCCAATCCCAATTATCGTCTACTTCTGGACGATTTTTACTAAAGAAATTACGGATAAATCCAAACATTAGGCTCTCCTTTTTGTGTTAAGTATTACTTTGTGGTGTTTGCATTATTCTTCTGAATAACATTCGCACTGAAGTACGCTGTAATGGTTGCAACTACTACAGTAGCGTACACACCATCTGCAATGAATCCACAAGCAACTAAGATTGTAGCACTTAGAATAGAAAGAGCTGCAATGATGAACTTACGCGAGAGAAGGTGCAAATATTCTGTAGTGCTTTTTGTGGTTGATTCAGTTGTTGTCATTTCAATCCTTTACTTCTTCAAGAGGTTTTCTGAGGATACTTCGTAGATTGCCTCCAAGTCTTTCTTTGTCCAGTAATGCCCCTCAGTAGTTGTGTAAATACGATCTGAATCTTCTTTGAGAACTTGAACAACTTTAGGCAAAGCACCCAAGATTTCAATTACAACCCTCTTCCCAACCAACGTAGAAACAAAAGGTCGAGTTACTGCAGCTTCAATCTTTGGTTCTGAGAAGAAGAGTGTACGTGGGCGGCCTAGATCAATTCTTCCATCTTTCAGGTAGTAGTTATAGTCTTTACCATCGGCATAGTCAACCCGGACTGGATATGAGTCAATGCTTACAGATGTAACCTTCCCCTTTCCGTAAAATACATCCCACACTTCATCACCAACCCGAAACTCATCCGGTTGTGCTGTGGTGTCTGTTTGATTAGTGGTATTGCTATCTTTCATTTCATTGTTATCCTGTACAACTTCAAATTTAACTTCCTCCCGTCCATCAAAACAATAATAAAGTGTATCCCCATCATCGTCACGGTAGCCAAACCCAAAAGAGTTCGCTGTTAGTACTTCATAAATTTTACCAGTCGTCAAGAACGATGAACACTCTGCATTGTCAACACAACGAATCTTTGTACCGGGCTGAAGGTGAGTGTTTATGCCCACGTTCATAACGAAGTTATCCATTTCTTTACCCCCTTGTTTAATAAAACCTTGCGAAATATCATACCATGAAGAGTAATCCTCTTCAGTAATCCGAATTCTAGCAGGTAAACGACTTTGATCCAACCCTGTTACTTCAAGAAAGTCATCCCAGTCTTCTAGTTTTACAAAGTCACCGATCTTCACTTCCTCAGCTTTGGTAATCTTTTTGATGTTTTGCATGTCAATCTCCTTAAAACAGTTTATGAAAATCTTTTGGGTAAACCCAAGAAATACCCTTGAAAGCCTCTTTGACTTCTTTCTTGGTGCAGTAGGTCTTACCTGAGTGAGAGTCCCATTGATCACCAACGTAACCAAATCCGCACCTATCTTCTTTAGTATAAATTGAGGGGTTTTCTGGATTATAGTCCACAATCCACTCTCCGTTTAATGTCTCTCCACAATCATAGATGATAGCACCTTCACTCTGTGCTTGCTTGATTTTATCAACAAGAGTCAAAGCATAGAGAAATGCTTCATACGAAGTCTTGTTGTGGAACCAATCTGGTTGTACTGTTTGCATGATTCACTCCTGTTCAGAAAGTTGTTTCAGATTTTTCGTCAATCTTTTTATAGACTTCATACATGCAAATGAATTCTACATTGTTTTCTTGTCTAAAGAAAAGCCAATCATGGATATTCTCGCACTCTTTAATGCGTAACTCTCGGTAGACTTCACGTTCACCCCAACAGCCGTGACTTACAATTAATTCATTATATACAACTAACAACATATTCACTCCTGTTCAGAAAGTTTCTTGTTTGCCAAGAAATCTAAGATAAACCGCATACGTAAAAGATCATCTGTGTTTAAATCGTCTAGTGTTTTTGGTGATCCGTCCCACTCCCCATAGGATAGGTAGACAAGGTTCTTCCGTGCAAGGCTGCACAACTCTACAATCAAGTGTTCGGTATTAGTCATGTTCACTCCTTCTTTAAAACAAAGCTTTCCATTTCTCATTCTCCATCAAATCTTGCAACTCTTCCGTGCAAGCAGCCTTCTTCAGTATAGCACCAGCTTGGTTAGCTAACTTTTGCTCATCAGATGTCATTCTAACAAAAGGATTGTGTTTAGCAAGAGTTTTCTGGACTTCTAGGGCTTGTTGCAAGGATACAACTTTGTTGTGTCTGCTATGGAGTGTCACAGTTGTTCCTTTCAATTGGCTTGTTGATATGTTTGGATTATACACGAAGTTTAGGTGTATAGTGCGCAGGAATTTCCTCATCAAGATCAGCAATCGTGAATTCGTCTTCAACTTGGAAACTGATAAGGAAGTCTTTCATTTTCTTGCGGGAGACTGCACTTGCGTAGTCAAAAACTTCATCACTCTTACGTGCAGGTTGCCAGCTAATAGCAATCAACTCTTTATCAAGAAAGTACGCGGCTGCACCCACCATTGTGTCTGTACACAACCACCGTTCCAACCACACCTTCTTTACTCGTTGTTGTACTTCATCTTCATAAAAACAAGAGCTGTAGCTATCAAGACCTAGATCAGAGCCTAAGTTCTCAATGTTCGTCCAAGGATCAACTTGGTTAGAATCATCCCAGTCAATCTTTGCGATAGCTTCATTCCACTTCATGTTTTACTCCTTTATACATTGAAAGTTGCAGTGTAACACACGAATTTCTGCTTGTCAAGCGACAACCGCCAAGTTTAGCGGTATCGTCAACAAAGATTTTACTTGCTTTCTGAGAAATACCATTGTATAATAACGACTATGTGCTGATCAGCAGCACTACACAGTACTCCAGACTGACTAAGAGGTTGCATCGCCTGCGTGGAAGAAAAGACTGCCGATCCCGAGGTATCATATCGGAACTAGACCTATAGGTGCAACTCCTGGGATTCTAGCGGTGCTGTTGATCCACGGCCGGGGGCAAGAATAATTTCTTGATAGTGGCTAAGTCTCACGACTGAGTGAAACATCCAGCAGACAACCTCCCTATCCTTCACATGCTCTGTGGGGTAGGGGGCTGCTGAGTGAAATTATTATAATTACAATTAGAGGAGGGAGTGGGATTGAAATATACAAATGAATTTATAGCATCTAAAGAGTTCTTGAGTACTTACGATTGGAGAAAAGTAAGGATGGAGGCTCTAGTGAAACATGGCAACAAGTGCATGTGTTGCAATAGAACACCGGGAGGTGAATATTACACTTGTGTTGACCACATCAAGCCAAGGAAGACATACCCTCATCTTGCTCTTGATGTAGACAACCTACAAATTTTATGTAATGAGTGCAACCACGGAAAAGGTAACTGGGATAGTACTGACTGGAGAGATGGTAACGAACTTGTTTTTACTATTACAAAGAAGTGGATAGACGACAACAGAGCAAGTGGTAAGTCTTTTACTAAGGTTCAAGTAGAGGCACTAGGTCTAAAGTTTGGTTATCTTGATAAGGGTTGGGTGAAGTCACTCGTAGGCAGGAAGATCACGTTAGAAACCAAGACAACGTTTGAAGAAGGTGCATTTATCACACAGCAGAGGCAAGAGTTTGTAGGCCCAGTTAAACCTAAGAAAAGGAAGTTAAAAGTAAAGTTGAAATCAAAAGCAGAACTGAGAATTCTTAGGTTAGAGGCAGAACTTAAGAAAGCAAAAGAAGCTGCAAATACATGTTTTTAATACAGAAAGGAGTAAGATATGTGGCAAGATATGGTTCTTTACTGGGCATGGCGTGGTCAAGAGCCCAAAGAAGGTGTTCCACCAACACCAACTAAAAAGAGAATTGAATACGCAGAAATCCTTGGACCAGGGCTCTATCTGAATGGACCAGACAAAGGAGAACCGATCCGTGTGAAGTTAGCTATAACAGTCTTTGATGATGGCACAAAGAAGGAAATAAATCGTGAAGAGTTGGAGTGGTACCGGACTTGCGGTTCAGATGTTTCACTCTCTTTGACATAGCTACATAACTATAATTTTATCTCTTTGTTACACCTCCTATGGCATCCAAGCTGTAGGAGGTTTTTCTTTGTCTGAGAGGCTGTGTTGCAAAGAAACTACAACTGAGAATTCTTTAAATGAGTTGTTGACAACCCTCACCAATCTGATACAGTACGTTCTATCGCAAACAACTTTAGGAGTAATCAAATGCAACTCTCAGAGACTCAAAAATTTCTACTTCGTTACACTAAGAATGGGGAATACAAATTTAACCATGAAGATATCATCAATGCAGGACTTGGTGAGATTTACCATTACCGCATGGGTCTTCATAATGTTCATACCATTGTGTACCGAGCGTTTAAGGAGTTCTGTGGTATTGACAAGTTTGAAATGCCTTTGGACGCTGAGTATAGGGTTCTTACTTCGGTTGCATTGGACTATGACTACCGATTCAAGGGTATTGACAAGGCAATGTCTGTAGAAGAAGTGCTGCAATCTCAAATCACGGAGATGATGACTTTTATAACCATGACTCGTGTAGATTGGCTTAACGACTCTTACAAGGACTAACATGTACCACATCCGCAAACACCGATGCTTTTACTACATCTTCTTCGCTGACAAGCAAATCTCTGAAGGGATGTATCAGAGACAAGCTGAAAGAGAGCTTATAAAGCAGGTTGAACTGTGCTATGCTTAAGACATCTAAACAATTTTGAAAGGACCCTATTATGACTATCGCAACCGACCTAGGATTTAAGATTGGTGAACTGTATCGTGTTGTTGACGGATGCTGGACTCCGGGAATGATCGTGGAATTTGTAGAGGATGATGGTAGCTCAAGGCCATGGTTTAAATATGTAGATGGACCTTCGCATCGTCCTATAGAAAGAGATGGTGATCCAATTGCTATTTCTTTACAACATCTTGTTGCTGCAGACATCTCATCAAACAGATCGTTCCTTCTCCTGTACATCCAGCAACAATACCCCGATGACAAGGTGCTGAAGGCTCTGGTAGAGTCTATCTAAAACACACCAGAAAGCCCTACAAGCCTCTTTTACGACAGAGCTAAGGGGTGTATAGCCTGAAGGTGTTACAGAGGCTTATAGAAGGTTTAAACAAATCAGAGGTAAACACATGAAAGCACCAACAGAAAACCTATTCCTACCAGACAATGAACCTACCTTGGACTTCCCATTCAAGATTGGAGATAAAGTCCGTAGTAAACTCAACCCTGATGAGCAAGGAGAAATCTGCTGTATCTCTTATGCAACAAATTCTGTAAGAGTTTACTCGGATGTACCTTTTGGTAAGGCTGTTGTGAGTTATAATGCAGATGAGATTGAAAGACGGCTAGACTAACGCCGTCGATATGAACTAACAAAGGAGAACACATGAAAAAGACCCTCAACAAAACCATCCGTATCTCTTTCCAAGAGAGTAGGTCTGGTATCTTCGTAGAGCGCTCATTTGATGCCCACCGAGAGCATCTGGAATTTCATCTCCAGCAGATGAAGAAGAGTCCTGATTTGATCAGGGGTGTTTCGTATAAAAGTATTTAAGGAGTAAATTATGTTCTTTACATTCTTTGTTATTTGGTCTATCTTTGTACTGCTTGTAGCAGGTTCATCCCTCTACTTAAACAAACCAGTAGAGCCTTGGATATACTTTGCTTGGGTTCTTAATTGGGTAATTGCAATATTGCCACAAGCCTATAAAATTTCTTTTGGAGGATAACCTATGCAAGTAAAAATCAAACAAGAATCTGTAGTATTCAAGCCTGTAACGCTTGAGATTACTTTTGAGACATCAGAAGAACTAATACTAATGAAAGATATGCTACTGCATAATTTGACTATCCCAGAGATTGTTTACCCAGCAGATATTCGCTCACAGCGAGTTCTGAAGGGGATTATGGATCAAGTTCGTGATAGTATTATTTACGTGAAATAAGGAGATTAAGTATGAAAGAAGCTAACGACCTTTACCGCCAGCACCAAGATGCACAGAAGTACATCTCTAAGATTGGTGCACCTCAGCCTCATTACCGAGATGGTTCTGTTGGCAGACTACATAAAGTGCAAGTGAATACCGAAATTAACCATCAAGCCTCCCACGGAGATACCAACTACTGGAAGAATGCCTTGTTTGATTATGCATTGTCTGAAGTGATTCAAAAGCACTTCAATGAACTTGCTGTTGAAGCCTTGGCTTACATGAAGCAAAAAGCAGATGAAGCCTTGATTGCAGAGAAGAAAGAGTTGCAAGAGCGACTGTCAAAGATTGAAGCATTGGAAAAAGAAATGGGAGCATAAACCTTGCTAAAAGAACATAAGAATAAAAGTCATAGCGTTGTTGTCCCAACACCACATAACCCAGATCAGGACTTCTTTTATTACGTCAATAAACAAGATGAAGATGAAGCCTTTGAATCTTTGGGGTATAATCCAAGGTGCATAGCGTCAAACTCTCTGAGTTTTACTTGCGTAGGGACAGATCAAGAAGATGATTTTCGGGTTAATAAGTTTTGGTAAATTAACAAGGAGTAAACGTGAAACTAATCAAAGGGGACTTACTTCAATTAGCAGACGAAGGGAATTTTGATGCTATAGCACATGGCTGCAACTGCTATTGTGTCATGGGTATCGGTCTTGCAAAACAGATCAAAAAGAAGTACCCAGAGGCGTATGCTGCGGACTTGAAAACTACACCGGGGGATCGTTCTAAATTAGGAAACTATACCTACGCCTCATATAATGATAATTCTTTTACAGTATTCAACGCTTACACGCAGTACAGGTATGGATGAGGTAAGGATTTGTTTGAGTACGAAGCTTTTAAGAGGGTGCTCCAACGTTTTATCGGTATCGACTGTTGCCTCGGGGGTCTTCGTTGGGGCTTGCCTATTATTGGCTGTGGTCTTGCTGGTGGAGATAAAGAACGAATCCTCAAGATCATGGAGGATACTCTTGTAGGTATGGATGTAACTGTAGTAGAATTTTATAAATAAAGGAATAGACATGCAAGTAAAAACTGAAAGTTTTGACGCCGTGCAACACACAAATGAAGAAACTTCTTTGCAAATCAACCCAGAAGATATCGCAGGATATATCATCCAGCGTAGCCCTACTTCTAACTTTCTATTTAACGCCTATGCAGTATCGCAAGATGATGAATTGCTTTTCTGTGCAGCAAGTGATCTTAGTTTTGAGAAAGCTACAGCACTAGTTGAAGCGATTAATCAAGAGCATTATCCTTATGTTCCTAGTCCAACAGAGCAAGCGTATGAACAGATTAATAAACGATGATATGAAACCTAACTACACCCTATCTGGCTTTGTCCGTACTCTTAATCTCTTAGGACATGGTAAGGACAAAAATCCATACAAAGAAAAGTCTAAAGATAAAGAAAAGCGCAAGGATTATTCTGAGGATCGTCAACGTAAACGAGGGTGGGAATGACTAAAACAATCCCCGTAAAGCACGGTGACATCGTTGAAATTCTTCCAGGTTGTCCCTTCAGTTCTTTGGTGCACTCCAAAGGAATCGTCCGAAGTTCTTTAGGGCTTATGAGTTGTATAGTAGAGTTTCCTACAGAGCGCAGAAGCCAAGACTTTGATACAATGGAAATACTGCAAGGAAAGTACTGGTGCATTCATTGGAAGTACCTGAAGGTCATCGAAAGTGCTTATGATGACCAGTTGGGCATTATGGAGCATCAGATGCAAGACCTTGAGGAAAGCCTGATGTTTACTCGAAGTTGCTTGTCAATCAGCGAAGAACTTAGGGATCAGCAAGCAGAGTTGATTGAGAGGCTTGTGGAAGAGATTGAGGGATTACGAAAGGAACTGTACCTCGCCAGAGGTTCGTAACCCCTTGACATGTTGAAGGCACGGTTGCACAGTGCAGGTCTTTGACGATTTTAAACGAAAGGGAAACTATGAAAGACACTAAGAAACTTAATGCAGGTATTGCTATCGTATGCTTGCAATTGCTGGATTCTCAACATCGCCTCACTGAAGATCAAGTGCAGAAAGTTACATCACTGTGTGAGCGACTCCTTAGAACATCTTTGTACAAAGAAGATGGAGTTGAACAAGATCAAGCAGCAATCCAACATTCAATCAGTCTGATTGAAGAATATCTAGAGGAAGAGGGGGTTTAAATGACTTTCGGAACACCATTCAAAAAGAGAAAACCCCCTGTTGAACCAATACTACCAAAACGCCAATACGTTGTTGTTGAGTGTGACTGACCGGAATACGAAAAAGTATTCAAAATGATTGAAGAAAGGGTTACTAAATGACTACAAACACCAAAGACATTACAGAACTTGTTGACCAGCACTGTTCAAGCATTCATTTCACAGAACTTGATAGACTCCTCAAAAAATTAGATTATGAAGATTTGGATGTACTTCATGCTTTGCTTGAAGAGTTGACTGAAAAGATTGCCAACTTGGAAGATGATCCGAACTATACACATGGGTGGGATGATGGATACGAGTATGGCTATGAAGCTGGCAAAGATGAAGGATATGAACGCTATGATGAAGGTTACTCAGATGTGAGGCGGCAGCAGGAGGTAAAGATTAATTCTAAAATATTTTGTAGCTTTTTCATTTTGATTCTCGGAATCTTTACACCTTCTTTTATCTCTACTTCATCTGGAGATATAGGAGGTGTTTTTGTTTCAGAGCAACAAGAAGAAATCACTTGTTTAACAAACACTCTTTTTGCAGAAGCGAGGTCTGAACCAGAAGCAGGCATTCGAGCAGTGATGTCAGTTATTTACAACAGGAAGTTGCACAAAGACTACCCTTCGTCATTCTGTGGAGTTATACTACAACCGAAGCAGTTCAGTGCTTTCAATAATTCTAAAGAGTTGGCTAAGAAGCGATTAAAGCCTCTAGGAGCTAAAGATAAGCAAGCGCATAACTTGGTGTCGTACGTTGCTCATCAAGCGGTTGTAGGGTCGTTTAGACCTGTTCTAGATAGGGATGTGTTGTTTTATGCACAAACTGGTGTTAGAAATAAATGGACAAAGAAGTTCACTTGTGTTAAAGTTATTCATCGTCATTCGTTTTATAAGGAGATTTAAAATGTCATTCAAAGTTGGAGATAAAGTCAAGTGCATTGATAATGAATGGGTAGATAGTTATTTTACTATTGGTGAATCGTATGTTATTTCGAACGTAACCTTTGATGATCATGTTACTTTTGCACATACAGGTTATACAGGTTGGAAACCATCTCGTTTTGAACTTATTGAAAAGGAGAGTACCGTGAAAGAAATCAAACAACCGAGTCAAAACCTCGGTGAGAAACAATTCAACCCCCAGCCAGGGGATAAGATCATCTGTGTAAATGGTGAAGAGTTTACTTGCTGTACAAAGGAGTATTTGCAAGAGACAATCTCACGGCATATTAACAGCAATGCCCCGATTCTTGGTTTTCACTCAGATGATGGCTGGAATACATGGCTGTCTGATGGGACATGTGGTGACAAGTACACTGAGTGGGCTATCCGAGAAGTAATTCCAAAAGAACAAGAGGAAACCAAGCCTGAAGTCAAAGTGGAACAATTTACCTACACAGCCGAAGATATCCTAGTAGTTTTTAAGAACTGGAATTGGTCAAATGAAACTGCACAACTTTTCATAGAAGATTTGAATAAAGTAACTTCTCCTGAGTACAAGGAGTATCTTCGGTTGAAGGTTATGTTTGAAAATGAGCAGTAAAACTGCGAATGCTAAGAATCTGATGAGGAATAAGGATTAGCCCATGAAGTACACACCAAGATTTGAAGTTATGTACAATACCAACAACGGTAATCCACCATCATGCTTTCCAATTGGTTATGATAGAAGTGAACTAATAGAAATTTCTTCTATGTTGGACTCATGGGCAAAGTACATTAACTCCAGTACAGGTGAAGTAGTTGATTGTGCTTTGTTTGCTGAACGTATGATTGATGTTGATAGGGAGTGAATATGAAAGTATACAACCAAGAGTACATCCTTGACCTAATTGAACAAATCGCACAAGAGTTTGATTCAGAGTGGAACGGAGATTCTGATACGTATGAGGAATCTTTGGTTTATAATGAAGTAACAGAAATTATTCGATCTTATAAGGCTGATTATAAATGAGGAAGGAGTAAATTATGGAGAATATTGATTCTAATGGGTGGCAACCTATTGAGACTGCGCCGAAAGATGGTACAGAAATACTGTTGTACGCATCGGCATGGGGTCTTAGCGATATAGGTCTTTGCTACTGGCGTGATGATAGGGTTATGACTGGGTGGACATGGGGTTGTGAGCAGCCGTTCAAATTCCCCACCCACTGGATGCCAATTCCAGAAGCACCAAAGGTACTGCAATGAATAGACAAGAGGTAGTTACCCTAGCAGAATCCTTCGGGCTTCTCTACCCAGAACCTATGGACTATAATCACCCCCAACACATGAGGTTGATTTCTAAGCTAGAAAAGTTTGCTCAGGAGTACTACAATCAAGGCTTTGCTTCTGGATGGGATGAAGCTAAGGGTGTCTATGAAGAAAAGTCAAATTTCTTGTAAGAAAAGCTAGAAGTATCTCAGATTTTAAAAGAGAGTAGCTTTGCTACGAACGCTAAAGTAAAGGAACAATCATGACAATTTTTCGTAATGATGATCTCTCGGATTATGACAAGTACGACTATTCAGACCTTGATGAGTACTACTACACCAAAGAAGGTGGAAAGGTATCATACCGGAATGAATTTAAAAAGTGGTACTTCATTTATAAGGATGGACAGGGTTGTGTACAACCGTTAGTAAACTATATTGAATGCGTTTACAAGATCACTCACGGTACATTCAGTCCTACAGAGGACTCAGACTGGGATTTCCTTGGGTACACTGATCTTGTGTCTTGGTATGTACTTACGGTAGAAAATAGTATTGGAGATGAGGTGAAGCCAGGAGATGTGTTGACACTAGATCAGCTTTTGGAGTACACTACAGCTCTTTCAAACTTTGTAGGAGATTAAATCATGGCTAACTGGCAGTGTAAGGTAGACTTCAGCAAGTACACCGAGCAATACAATCAGGGTGAATTGTCCGTGCAAGAATTTGCAAAAATCGTAGCTGAAAAGCTAAAAGGTCTTGAGAAATTCAAAAACCCCGATATCAACTCTCAGCTTGAAGGTATCATCTGCGGTTTTTATATTCTTTCAGTTGAAGATGAGGACGAGTACAGTGAAGAAGATTTTGACTACTTGTTGGAAGAGTTATACAACTGGGGAGATATCTCTTTGGATAATAAGTTTGGTGGTAAGAAAGTCTGCTGGATTCAGATGCGGTAATGAAGAAATTTGTTCTGAATAAAAAGATAAGGAGGGAATATGCTAGACCTAGAAGGAACTCGTGATCTGCTATAGCTAGGAATTATGGCATTTTCTTCTTCAAAAACCCCTACAATATAGCTGATCCTAAAAACCCCTATACCCTACTAGGAATAAAATGGTATACAAGCCCGGTTTTGGCTGAATTTTGCCAGATTTTGACAAATTTTATCAATTTTCAGTAAATCACCATGGTTTACCCCTGGTTTGCACTGGCTAACCCACAGCAAACCCACCCTGACGCACTAGGATGGCCCAGGATGCACGAACAGGGCTGGGGTAATGCATAGGTAGCATGGACAGTCAATCGTTGATTCTAGGGCGCCTGATGGCCTTCGGACAGCGGGGCTGTCCTCAGCGTTTAAACGCGCCTAATGTAAAGTTTGAATTATTTTCAGGTTCAGGGGTTGACAAGGTGAAAGCTATGCTAGAATTCAGGCTTCAACTACTGGAGATCATCATGGCAAAACTCACTGCAGCGCAAAACCGTCAAATCGAAACGGTTTTGTATCATCTGAATCGTGCAAGGGACTATGTGAACAATGATCAAACGATTGTGGCACGTCGCAAAAGCCAGCGCACTACAACACTTGATTTTGAAGTGCCCGGAAAAGGCCCAGCGTTTGAGATTGCCAAAGACATTGGCAGCGATCTAGTTGGCTTGGAAATGGCCATTGGATACCTGCAAAACTTTGTAACAATGAATTCAAAGTGAGCGTAAACCCCTAGACTATGATACACTTCAAATGTGTTATAGTCTAGGCTTCAATCAACTAACAGGACAAGCATCATGTTAAACATCATCTGGAAAACTGCTAAAATCAATGGCCGGAACCTTAAATATTGGTCAGACGATGCAGGCTTGTCGTGGTATTGGATAGGTGCACGCAAGCCCTAAAGGTATGCTAGAATTCTCTGCATCATCAATCAACCGGAGTAAACACCATGGCAACATCTAAGCAAATCGACACCATCACAAAGCATTACCTTATTGCTTTACTTTTTACAATGCCGGGTGATGATAACAATGAAAACCCAGGTGATGACATTGATCTGACGGAATTGCCTGCAGAGACAATCGAGGATGCAAAAGCGGATGTCACATCGTTTGTTGATCTTTGTGGTGCATTGTTTGATCAAGCTATAGAATGCTTCGATGATGGATATGGTCAGCACCCTAATGCTGGTAGCGCTGAAGCTGCATTCGGGCATGATTTTGCATTGACACGTAATCATCACGGCGTTGGCTTTTGGGATAGATCAAGAGAGGGTTTGCCCCAGTTCCTAGGTGATGCACTGACACGTGTTTGTCAAAAGAACTTCAGTGAAGCTGATTTGTACATTGGGGATGCTGGAAAGGCGTATTTCTAAGGGTAAACACCTTAGTCGCCACCCCTTCTAGGGGTTTCTCCCTAGAAAATAATCCATTTCATGCATTGACAAGCCCTTCAATCAGCCTATAATTCAATTCATCGCAACACACTGGAGATTTTTATTATGATCCTGACAATCGCCACCCTTCTTGCTATCGTTTTTGTTATTTCATTTATTGTTTTTCTCGGAACTATTTAAAGGTGCAATCATGAGCGAAACTACAATCTTAGCCATCAAAGCCGCAAAAGGGTGGAAAGCATGGGGGCGTTTTGCTGCAGAACGATTTGCAGTTAAGCATGGGGTTGATTTACGCTTGGTTAGACTGGCTAGGCAACTTGAAGCTGTTAAGGGGGTTTGATATGCATTACCATATTTATTGGGGTGAAAGCCTAATTGCAAGCTTTGCTATTCGTGCACATCGCGATCAAATATTGCAATATTGGCACGAACGATTTTCTTATGCTATGGATGAAATTACAGCAAAGGAGGATTAATAATGCTATACACTGCACATTGTCAAAATTCAAGGGGCGAGACACAATCAGTTGTTCGCTGCGCATCATTACACCAGCTTAAAGAATGGTGCCTGTTTAATGGGCATGTAATCGTAAAGGGTTACAGTGCACAAAAGGCTATTCGTTCTGGGGTTTGCGTTAGACTGCTGGACTCGGCGGGTAAGGTTCGTTTTTAACTTAAACAAAGGGTAACATCATGCAAGTGAAATTCGGAGAATTTAACACTATGGAAAACACAAAACGGAACAATCAGGGTAAACCCTCAAGGGATTGGAAAGCTCAGCGGGAAAATAAACGTAATCAGGGTTAAACAAGACGGTAAAAGTAGCATAGAATCAAGACATCAAATCAACCAAAGGAGTAATCTATCATGACATCTCAACTTTATAGGTCATTCAAGGGTACAGCACGGGAATTCATCGAAGCAGGTGTAACAGTCAATCAAAAAGAGATCAATCAACCCGGATTGTCTTTGATGGCTCAGTATGGGGTAGCGAAGATTGTAGGTGAAGTGCCACGTCCTGAGGGGAAACGGGGGCATCCTGAAAAGATTTATCAACTTATTGGCAAGTCAGGTTTGCGGGTGGAATGGAAATCAATTCAAAAGGAGCTGACGCTAGGTGAACAGGTCAAACAGGAACAAATGGCAATTGCTTGAAATGTTTTTCCATTGGGTTCTATTATTGTGATAGAATCCCTTGGAAAGCAAATCTTTTCAACTTATCAACCCACTGGAGTAATCACCATGAAATATATGCAAACACCTGAAGGCCGGATTTTTACTACTGAATTCCCAGAATACAGCAAAGACTGCAAGGTTCTGACCATCAAAGTGGGTAAGCCTGCACTTCGTGAACAATGCAAAAATGATCTGCTTGAATTCATCAAGCCCGGTCAAACGGTTTATTGTACTTTGCGCAGTGTTTCCAAATCAGGCATGAAACGTGTCATTAGCTTACATGTTATTGACAATGGCGAGATGTGCAGTATTGACTATTTGGCTTCGATTGTCACTGACCGCAAACTTGAACAATCCGGCATTGTTGCCAATGGGTGTGGAATGGATATGGGCTTTGATTTGGTTTATAGCTTAGGCTATCACTTATGGCCTAATGGGACGCCAGAGCCGCACGGTACACGTAATGGTGTTCCTGATTCTGATGGCGGGTATGCGCTCAAGCATCGTTGGGTTTGATTTAATGTTTAATTATTGGAGTAAATGAAAATGAAACAACGCATCAAAAACACTGTCATGGTTGATGGAAAACGCAAAGTATGCCGGATTTATGACAATGAAGGGGGAACAGTAGACCGTTATACAATAGCCTTCAAGGGATACCACATTCCGGGTTATGGAATGATCTACCCGTATTTGGCCAGTGATGAAAATCCATTTCATCCACAAGGGTTTGGTCAACACTGCGAAAGCAGGCAGTTTTTAAGCGGGAGGCATCTAGGTAAACGGGTACGCTTCGAAGATGTTCCGGGTGATGTGCAAGTATTTATCTTGAAGAGTATTTGAGGTGTTGACATGATTGACCAACTGCGAAAACGCCTGTTCGTTTCCTTGATTGTTTTTGGGTGTGTAGGGTATGCTATATTGCTTGCATGTACGCCTATTGGTGTTATTGTGTGGTTTTTAACTAAGGGGAGTTGAGATGGAATACACTATAATTGAAAGGTTTGGACAGAATGAAAGTCTGGCTAACTCTGCACTGTGCTACTACAAAGGAGCTTACCCATTGGGTGCATATGGCGTGCGGAGGGTACAAGGTGCGTATGTGCAAGAATTTGCAGTTGTTCAATATCTTTGATTAAAGGGGTTTACCATGCTTTTGATCAATAAAACATGCGAGATTATCACCGAAGAATACGAGAACTATTCCCTGCATTACAGTCAAGACAATCCTAGTCGTAATCTTAAGCATTGGATCAGTGCAATTAAGGCCGCAGGGTTTAAGATCAAGGATTAGGGTTTTTACTTAGTGGATTGTTCAGGCAGTCTGCTAGAATGAAGGTCTTATTTAACAGGAGAATGCAGCATGCACACAAAGCACTTTTATTTCATGAAGGGATGGGCTTATGCTCGGACTCATACAATCTGTGCATGGGGTTCGTGTGACTCGTGGCAAAGGAAAATGTTTAAGATGGGTTATCAGTCTAGCATGTTGTACTTAGAAGGGGAGGTACTTCTAGAAGGTTTTGATACTGCGGAAGAGTACAAACGGCACTTGATTAAACAGACTATTAAAGATTGATCTAAGGGTTTACACCTAGAAAATAAATGCACTTTAGGCATAAATACAACACACTGACTGCTTGGCATGTGTATGATAAAACCCATGGAAACACATTGGAGATTTTTATCATGACAAACGTCTACATGCGCAAAGACATGCCGGAGCAGTTGGATGCTGCAATAAAGCGTTGTCAAATTAATGAACCTGTTCATCCAACGGCATCATCTATTGTTAATAGTGTAACAGGCGAGATTGCATCGTATAGCGCACCTAACTACAATTGAAGGTATTATCATAAACAAAGGAACATCATGTATAGTAAATTCGAGTCAAGCCATGCTTACGCTAGACGTAATGGATACATTGGCACATATGAGGAGTACATCCTCCAGCGATATCAGAGCTATTGCAAAGGGTTGAAACGATGTGGTATTAAGCCTATGTCAAGGGGACAATGGTTTGACCTGGCGAGTGGCAAGTAGGAACCATTATATTAACCCATGCTAACACCATGGGTTTTCTTTTATGTTGATCATAGTCTTTTACTATGAGGTATCGTTGATCATTAGGTTGTATAACTAACCGATGTGTACAACCCTGAAGTAACTATAGATGTCGGAAAGTTTAACAGTGTGTAACCCTATAGCTACTTTAGGTTATGCTAATGACCAGCGAGTCATTAGTAAAGGTTTAACAATGCCAAAAGGTATGTGTATTGTTACCCTCAAATTATCCCCATTTTCCCATCATCCTATAATACCCTCCGATTATCCTATGCCATGATGCACTGGAGATGATCTGGAGGGTTATCTGTCTGTGTGAATGTAGTAGATACAAGGGCTATTATGTTAATAGACCATCAAAAGA